TTAATTAATATTCCCAATATATTTTTCTTTATACCATTTCTGTTTCGTATGGTGCCATCCGTTTAGATCTGCATCGATTGGTACTATTATTTCAATAGGAAGCTCCCCATTAATTACGCCTTTCATAATGATCTTATCATGGTGTAAAACTGCATTAGGAAATAAATCACCAACTAATTTAGTTTGTTCTAGGTTAGTTAGCTCTGTATCAAAGTCCTCAGCAAATTCTAAATAATTGTAAATCATTTCATAATTCCATTCTTTCTTTTTTAGCGCTTCAAATTTTGCTTGTAGTTGTTGTTTTTCTTTGGAATGTATTTCAAATTCTTTTTCAATCTCGTGCTGTTTTTGTTGTAGAACTTCTTTTTTAAATGCACCGTCGAGGTAAAGGTCAAGTAATCGATCTAATTTTTCTTTTCTATCAGAAGTAATTTTATCCAATTGTTTAATCTTAATTTCTAAAGCTTTTATTTCATCTTTGCTTACTTCAAGTTTAATATATTGTTTTGCTTGATCTTCACCAGATAATATATCTTTAATAGCTTTAATCAGGTTATGCTCGAATCTTTTTGTATTAATCGATATATCGCAAGTAGTTTCATCCTGTAATTTCATTTTCCGTCCATGTTTAAGGTAATAAGTTGGATTTTCATGTGGCCCATTTTGATGGACATATAATTTTCTTCCACACTGGCCGCATGTTGCAGCTGTCCTTCTCAAAAGATGTAAGCTTTCTCTTCTCCGACTTGTAGCTTTATAAGCTAAACCTCTTTTAAAACGCTCATCTTGAATTTTTTCAAATGTCTCGTTACTTCTAAGTGGAGGATAGATACCCTCGATAGCTATAACCTCACCATTAGCAAAGGTTTTTTCCATTACGCCATGGAAAGCTTTAGATACTAATCTTCTGTGAACTAGAGTTTCGTTCCAAAGTGTTCCCGATGGTGTTCGAGATACTTGATTTAGTCGATCAGCAATAGATTTCATACCTAGCTGTTCATCAAGATAAAGTTTATCGATCATCGGTATAACCCAAGCCCACTTTTCATCAATTTCGTAACGTTCTTCAGCTTTGTTGTAAATATAACCTATTGGTGCTTTCCCCCAAGGTTTTCCTTCACGCATCCTTTGGCGTTTGCCGCGCATCATTCGCTTTACTATGGCTTTTTTTTCTCGTTTAGCAATTAAATTTTTAATATCCGAAATAAATTCTTGGTCCTCGTTTGCCAAGTCTGTTAAGGTACCAGGTTCAGCAATTTTAACATTGTTGTCTCGAAGGGTGCTTTTTAAATACTCCCAGGCAACGGTATCAAGGCGAGAAAGTCGATCCTGATCAATAACTAGCACAACATCAATAGAACCATCCTCAACTAGATCTAGCAGCTGGTTAAGTCCTTTTTTGTTTAACGTACCACCTGATTCAACATCCTTATATTGTCCGATGATATTCCAGCCTTGTCTTTTTGCATAAGCGTTTAGTTCAGAACTTTGAGCGCCTAAAGAAAATCGATCTTCCTGAAGTTTTGTACTAACTCTTATATAAATAGCACATCGCATTTCATTCCAGCTCCTTTCATTAACCATTATAGATGGTAAGCATACCTTTATGCCGTGGTACTTATTACCTTAGTGACCTCTGATGGTGCTATCAGAGGTCATTAGTGTCAATGATTTTTAAATTATCATGTGGTTTGATAAAGCCGCATTCTACTCCAATGATACGTATATTTTCACTCATTAATTCAACTGGTTCGAATATGTCACCAGGGACAGTGAAAAACGATGTATCGGGAGTGACATTAGTTGCAAGTCTCATAATGTATTGATCTTCTTGACGAACAAATACTAGTTTATCCCTAACAGAGTCGTGAGAGTAGTTTTGAAACAATAGGAAATCACCTTTGTAAATTCCAAGTTCGGTTAATCCATCATCACCTAATTCAATTGCAAACTGTGCTGTATGATAATTCTCTAGTTGAACAAATTTACTCCACGTGAACTCGTCGTTAAAATCGACTTCAAAAAATTCTTTAGTAAATCCTACACCAACGATCGGTATCATTTTCCCCATTAGTCATACCTCCGGTTATTAATAACACCAACTAGGCCTTTATTTTGGCTAAGCAAATATGTTTTCTTTTTATCTTGAAGGAAGTAGTCAAAACCAATTGAATTTTTAAAATCCATCTCTGCCTCATACTGTTTTTTTATCTGTAATGAAAATAAGCTGCCTATTTGTTGTTGTTCGTGTCGTTCGATACGCTTTTTAGCAAATTCAAAAGTAACATTAAAAGTTTCAGCAACAAATTCAATTGCTTTTGTTCTATAGGGTGGTACATCTAATTTATTTAACATGAAAGTAGGAATACAGAATTGCAAGGCAAAATTATCGGCCTTGTCTTCTTGAAAGGTTATGAATTGTTCAGGCAAATTTAGCTGGGTTCCTTCTTGCCTTAAAAGATGGCATAGTTCATGACCAAAGTCCTGCCATTGCTCCTGTTCAGAACTTTGTGGGTCAATATTAATTTTTAATCCACCTAAAACATACATAGCTTGTGTTCCACAGTCTGGGAAATAGAAAGTTTTAATATTCAATCGTTCTGAAATAAGCATAATATCCAAATCATATGGATTTTTAATCCCTATGTGATCATATAAATCCTGGATATAATTTTCTAGAGTATTAGGGTAATAAGTTATCAAATGGTTCACCTCAAAATTGGAAGTTTTCTAACATTATTATACGAATGTATGTTCTATTTGTAAATAAAAAGAAACAGCCCTATTTATGGGCTTGTTAAAGTGATTTATTTTGGAAGTGATCTTTTAGATATTTTGAATTTTACCTTCGTCCCCAATATCTTCAAGTTTACTAAGTTCGTATAATGATTCATTTGAGTAATCATAGAGGAAGAAGTTACTGATATAATATTCTTCCAATAATGCGTCTTCTTGCTTAACTAAAATAGCTTTATCTTTATCAATAAAGTGATATATTACGAGGTTATTTGTTAGTAGAAGAGTGTTTTCATATTTCTTCAAGTAATATTTATTGTTGTGCTGATATTTATTTATTTTAAAAGTATTTTTGATATATATCTTGTAAAAAATGGCCATCATATAAGGGATAATAAACAAGAATAACGATAATAATATAATAGAATTCTTATTATCTATAAAAATATTAGTCTGATTAAAGTTATATAATATAAAATTAATCAACTTACTAACGTAATGTAGGTATAGAAGAAAACCACAAATTATATTCACTATAAGTACTATTAAAAAGAATAAAGTTAGATCATCTTTAATTGTAAAATTTATTGAGCGTAAGTTCTTTTTAACACCTTTTATTTTTGAGGCTAATAATAAAAGTTTACGAACTGAATGGAGACCAATAATAAGCCATTTTACGCCAAATGTAATAAAAAAAGTAACAGTTAATATAGTTTCAGTGTTCTGACTAAATGTAGATTTTGAAAAGTACATCATAACTGAAAGCGAAACAATTAAGAGCTTAAATATTAACATTTCCAAGATAAAACTAATGGTGTTATGAACAATTGTTTGAGACTTGGAAAAGAATAATTTTTCAAACTTAGAAGTGTTTAGTACTTTAACCGCAAAAGAATAAATATACCAAATCAAAGCAGCTATAATAACAACCCAAATAGCGATTTTAACAGGTGAAGGAACGTCAACTTGTGACAATAGCGAGAGTATTATATCCATCAATTATTCTCCTAATAGTAAACACACGCTTTTACTAAGATAATAGCGTGTCTCGTAGTTTGTAAAGTGATTTTATTTTAATTCATTCTTAATCTGCTCAGTAGCAGCCGAAAGCTCAAGAAGCCGTTTATTTAGAACATCAACTTTTCCTTCAATATCGTTTAAACCAAGAAGTGTAAAGGATGCTTGTACTTCATGTATCCGTTCATCTAGTTGAGAAATATGGCGTCGCATCTCGTTTTTGAAAAGGTATTGCTCATTTTCGAGTTTATTAATTTTTTCCATTAGTTTGTTTAATGAAATGTCCACGAAATCACCTTTATTAATAGGATTATTTACTCAGTTGGGTAAAGCTTATCCCAGTGTTTTTGCAAATCCTCATCGCGCTTACCATGAACTTTATCGTACCAATCTTTCCTTGGTAACAAAAATACCTCATCTACAACACTTAAAACTCCATCATAAATGATATATAATGGCTGTAGTGCTACTGGAGAAATATGAATTTTTCCGTGTTTCATTTCTAAGAAATGGTTTGAAATCGTAGACATTTCTTTAAGTTGTTGGTCGTCTTTAAAAATTTTCTCGTCGATGTGCTCAAATATATTTCTTGTTTTTCTATATATAGTTGACATTTCTTCAAAATCAGAAATAATTTGATACAATTTTTCGTTGTTCATTTTATTTTCTAATTGAATTATTAGTTTGAAAAAACGGTGAACCGCATTAGTGAAGAATTCTAAATCAGAAAAATATTGAAGTGAAATTTTATACTTTTCTATTGATTGAGGGCGATATTTTTCTTGAGCGATAAACATTTCTTTTTCAGTAATCGTTATTCGCTCCATTTGTAGTGTAGCTATGTTGAGTTGCTTTTCTATTCTTACTAATAGATTACAAATAATTTCTTCATTTTTGTTTGGTTCGTCAGGCCAACGATCAAAGTATTTATAAAGTTTATACTTTTCTAAATAATATTTCACTTATTAACAAATCCTTTCAAAAGGAGGTAGTTTATATTGACGTCTTTCAATAGGAGAATGATAAACATAGAGTTTACAGATCACCATAACAAAAGAGTTAAAGAAGAGGTCGATGTTGATGCGACAGATGGAATACTTGAAAACTTTAACAATCATCCCAAAAAACAAATAGGAGCTACACCATTTCACCTTGCTGCACTGTTTACCGATCTTTCGTACTACTTAGAGAACTATGCCAATCCAGATGAACCGATAACTATTAAGATATCGTTACAAAAGGAATTAAATTCTAACTAGAAATTGTTATATAAAGTAAATTTCCTAATGCGCCTAATTTACAGGCGCATTTTTTTTTACAATAAAAGACACACTAAATAAGGTTATTTTAGCGTGCCTTAGGTGTCTTTTTTCTTTTGCTCTTCTTGTAGTAAATACTGTAAAAATGATCTAGCCTGTGCTTTTTTCTCTTCTGGTGCATCTAAGTAGTTTTTGAAGAAAATCTGTGTTTCTGGGTCGTTCATGAGTTCGTCTACTTTTTGGTCGAGTGGGTCAGTTAATCTTGTTACTCTGCCCGTTTGCTGAACATACTCCACACCTTCCATATAACCAGCTGCAATCATTAATTCTTCATATGTAACATCTTTGAGAAATGGAGCAAGTTTTTTTAGTGTAGGTGGTTTCGCCTCTTGTATACCACTTTCAATTCTAGATAAGGTAGCAGGTGCAATTCCAGCATCTAAAGCTAGGCCCCGTTGGCTTTTATAACCGCTTTTAATTCTAAGTTGTGTTATGTAATGACCAAATTCTTTTAAATCCATAAAATCACCTACCTACCGAATAATTTCTATCCTAATAATAACATTTCTTTTGCGTACACGTAATTAAAGTGTTGTTTCGTATGCGAAAAATTTTTATGGAAATAGTATTGCGTTAACGAAATATATGTTGTATATTAATAGTGCGAGAACGAAATACTAAAAGGAAAAAGGAGGTTGAACCTTGAAAAACACAGTTCGATTAAATGTAACTGCTTTAGAAAAAGCACAGAAAATAAATTTAATAAATTCTGATACAGAATTAGCAGCCAAAATTGGGGTTTCAGTTACGCAAATTTGGAGAGCGAAGCTCCCTATAGCAGACCATCGACATAACTCACCTGGTCCGATTTTTATAGCTGGAGTACTAAAAGCTTTTGGTGGTCCTTTTGAAAAGTTCTTTTTTTTAGATGAAATTGTGCGTGAACGAAACGATACTAACACCGCATAGCACTTCCTAGTTTACGCAAGATCAAAGAATTTAATGAGAGGAGAATAGCGCAATTAAAGTTAAAAAAATTTATCTAGTCACTGGCGATACGTTCGAAGGGGTTACGATCACAACAGATATTCCAGAAGCAATAAAAAAGAATGTGTCAGAGGAATTCATTGGCGTGAAAACTGACACATCCATTATTTACGTAAGTAAAGAAATGATTGTCTCTATTGAGTTGCATGAACAAAAGCTAAAAGTTATTTCTTCTTAGTTTGTGATAATGCACTTCCTGCTACACTTTTTGAGGTTTTGCTGTAGCGATCATCATTAAGAATTTTACTTGCTTTTTTGGCAACAGATGGTGACGTTTGTTTTTTATTTGGCATAATGCAATCACCTCCCTTCTAAATTCCAATATTCGACAGAAGGCGAGGAAAGTCCTACAAAAAGGAGGAAGTTCTTTGGAAATCAAACAAGTCAAACGTATCCTCGAAATCGCACAAGAAATTATTAACTTAACTGAAAAAAATGGTTGGAGCGATGCTGAATTAACCGAAGCTATTAATTTGTTAAGTTCTAAAACTAAAGATGAGATCGATAACAAGTCAGCAGTAAAAGGTCTCATATGAAAGGAGTATTAATACATGGGGAATTTACCGATTGATCCAGACATTCTACAAAAACGTAAGATGATACCAGTAAAGTTAGCTGAATTATCATACAGAAAGCCCGAAGTTGCACTCGAACTTCTTCGGGTATGGGGTGAAAAGCAAAAGCCGATTACTCCACTTTTTGAAGAAATTTTATCACATTTTGAGGCTTAAAAAGGAGGTTAACCGTTGAAACAAGCAGATTTTAATAAAGTTAAAGGTTATTCAAAACTTACAGATGAACAAAAGGAGTTTTTCCTGAGACACCATAAAAGCCATATGAAAGCAATGGGTACAGACAACCAAAAGAAATATGCCTTAGAAAATGTCAAAAAAGTGATTTGGGATGCAAAAGAGAATTGCATCAAGGTCTATTACGAAGATATCTGGTGGCATTACGCACGAGGAGCATGGTGGTAATGGAAAAAGTATCTGCTGAAAGAGTACTTGAATTACTAAAGGCTAACTTAAAGACATCTGCAAGTGAAGATACGGCACATTGTGGGTATTCGGAAATCGAACAAACTGCAATTCGTGAATTTGCTGAATGTGTTTTAGCTGATATCGAGGCATATGAAAATGGCTATGAAGACTAATTCCTCTCAGGAGGAAATTCTTTTTACCCTAATTCGCGAAAAATGTTGTCGGAAACTAGCAAATTAATAGATACCACAACAATATTCATCAATTATGGGCCAATTACTACTAAATATGCGTTTGAAGGTCGAAAAAAGTATTTTAGTAGTTGTGCTTACATACGGTGGACAGAAGAATAACAAGTTAGAGGTTTAAACATGAAAGAACATTTACTCATTCAACTATGGCAAGCGCTGAAAGAAGCAGAAACACCATATGATTATTCAATTATATTTAACTACTTTATTAAAGAGGAGAATGAAAATTATGGAGATTAGTAGAGATCTATTGGATTACGTAGCAGATGGGGATACACACACTAAGTATGATGGGATTCAGTTTTCAACAAACTTAAGAAAAATCGTAACGGTAGGCTACATGATTGAAGAATATGAAAAAGCAGCAAGTGCTGGAACACCTACTGCTTTAAGTTTTGAAGCTAATTAAATTAAACAACTAACAACATTTTACCACTTTTATAGAGTGGTAGGCAAGCCTCTGCTGGCTTTGCTTAGAGCTAATGATTGTGATCTCCGATATCCCCCATCGGTTCGATCGTTAGTTCTAAGGTGAGCCGGTATCCGTCACCAGTAAAGGAAGGTGATTACATAACGTTAAAAATGAATGCTGCCAAATCATTCGTAATAGCTAAAATTCGGATGCCAGATTTTTTAGAAGGGAGTTAAAAAATGTCTGATACAAAATTAATGGATGACCATCCAATAGAAGATGTATTCGGTGAAGAAGTTTGGCCAGGAGATGTTTATTATATCTTTGGTAAAGATGTTGTAAATGAACGTAACTTAAAACGCTATCTGATTGAAAATCAGCAAGTGGAATGTTACCAAGCAGCACACTAAAAAACCACCTCTGCAAAGGTGATCATGATTTAAAACATACTCAGTAATAGTATAGCACAAAAAAAATAATCGGAGGTTACTAAATGAGTAAAATTACAGTTTCTATAAATGTTGATTCGGCTGAGGAGCTTTCAAGTACAATCCTTGAATTAGCTGGAACATTTTCACCAAATAACGCAGTTGCGATTGTAGCAGAAAAACCAAAGAAGGCTTCAACTGCTAAGGCACAGCAAGAAACAAAAGAAGAGGTTTCAGAACCTAAGAAAGAAACAAAATCTGAACCTGTAACAGATGAAAAAACTGAAGTTGAAATCGAAGAAACTAGTAACGAAGCAGACATTCAAGTTGAAGATATTCCTAGTGTCGTAGATTTACGAGCAAAAGCACAGGAGAAAGGTAAAACGGTGGAAGGTAAAAAGGCAATCAAAGCACTTTTAACACAATTTGAAAGTAAATCAATCTCTGATGTTCCAGAAAATAAACGAACTGAATTTCTTGCGGAACTGGAGAAGCTTTAATGGAACGTGATTTACAAGCTGAACTAGAAAAAGCTAATAGCTACGCTATGAAACTAGAAGATGAAATCGATAGACTTCATAACGAGTTAAATATTTTGCAAGAACAGTTGAATAATAGGGGGTGTTAAGGTTGACCACAGTTGAACATGCAGAACGTGCACACGCTTTGTTAAGTGCTTCGAGTGCGAGTAGGTGGATAAACTGCCCACCTAGTGCAAGGCTTCAAGAGCACATTCCTGATAAACGTAGTGAATATGCAGAAGAGGGCACTGTTGCCCATGAATTATCTGAAATCATCCTTAGGCGTAATATTTTAACGAGTGACCCAAAAGAACGCAAGAAGCTTGCTAGTCAGTTAAATAAGATTAAAAAAAATCAATATTACAATGCTGAAATGGAAAACGCTGTTGAGGACTACGTTGAGGTAGTAACTGAGAGATTTATGGAAGCAAAAGCAAGATCGGAAGATGCAATTGTCTTATTAGAAGAAAGATTAGATTTTTCAGAATGGGTGCCCGATGGTTTTGGTACTGGTGACGTTGTTCTAATTGCCGATGGTGTCCTAGAAATCATTGATTTAAAGTACGGCAAAGGCGTCCCGGTAAGTGCCGAAGGTAATTCGCAAATGAAGCTCTACGCATTAGGTTCATGGGCAGCATTTAACTATCTCTACTCTATAAATGAAGTAAGAATGACAATTGTACAACCTCGTTTAGATAGCGTGAGTACAGCAACCATGATGATCGAGGATTTACTTGAATGGGCCGAAACAGTAGTTCAACCTAGGGCGGCACAAGCTTTTGCTTCTGAGGGCGAATTTAAGGCAGGAGACCACTGCCGTTGGTGCAAGGTAAAAGGCAATTGTCGTGCAAGAGCAGACGCAAATATGGAAGCTCTCTCTTATGAGTTTAAAGATCCTGCATTGCTATCGAATGAAGAAATAGGGTCGATCTTGTTTATTACCGAACAGTTGAAAGCCTGGGCAAAAGATGTTGAAGACTACGCTCAAGGACAAGCACTAAAAGGAGAAAACATTCCTCAGTGGAAACTTGTCGAGGGTAGAAGCAACAGATCTATCTCGGATAAAGCAGCTGCAATGAAACTACTTGAAGCTGAAAAGTTAGATGTTACTAAATACTTAAAGCCACAGGAACTGCTTGGAATTGGAGAGCTTGAAAAGCGAATAGGTAAAAAAGAATTTAATGCACTATTAGCTGATTTGATTATTAAGCCTCCAGGTAAGCCTGTATTAGTACCTGAAACAGATAAGCGTCCAGAGTTAAACAGCATGGATGAAGACTTCGGGGATGAAATATTTGACTGATATTTTATGTAGGAATTGTAAACACATCAAGTGCAAAAAGGCCGGTTACGTAAGCTACCGACATTATTGTGGAATAAAACCAAGTCTAGGATTATACCCAGACACGTTTAACCGGCCACATAAGAAATGCCCACTAAAAAACAAAGAGGAGAAATGCCAAATGACAACAGAAAATACAACAAAAGTAATTACGGGGAAAGTAAGACTTTCATATGCTCATATTTTTGAACCAAATTCAATCGATGGTGGGGACGAGAAATACAGTTGCTCAATTTTAATCCCTAAAACTGATAAGGAAACACTTCGTAAAATTAAAAATGCAGTTGATGCAGCTGTTGAACAAGGGAAAGGCAAATGGAATGGTAAAATCCCTGCAAATCTTAAAAAGCCACTTCGCGACGGTGATGAGGAACGACCAGACGATGAAGCATATAAAGGTCACTACTTCTTAAATGCTACGAGCAAAAACAAACCTGGTATCGCTAAACCAATCGGTAAAGGCGCTGACGGTAAAACAAAATTTCAAGAAATTACGGACACTACAGAAGTTTATAGCGGTTGCTATGCAAAAGTAAGTATTAACTTCTATCCGTTTGACGCTAAGGGAAATCGCGGCATAGCAGCGGGGCTAAATAACATTGTAAAGGTTCAAGATGGTGAAGCATTAGCAGGTAAGGCAAGTGTGAATGATGACTTTGCTAATGAGGATTTTGATCTTGATGATGATATGGGCGACGATGACGATTTCATGAGCTAACAAATGGAAGGGGGGATTCAGCATTGAGTCCCCTATTTTTATAAGTTTCATGTAGTGAGGTGGACAACGTGAAAGAGTACGCAGTTTATAAAGGAGAGCAGTTACTTGCAATCGGAACTGCTGAAGAATGTGCTAAAGAATTAAATGTTTCTAAGGAATATATTGTTTGGCTAACAATGCCAACTGCCAAAAGACGTTTGGCCAAAAGGAAAAATCCTGAAAAATGTACAGTGGGTATTCGCTTAGATGACGATGATGATTAGTGATCATTCGATAGAACCTGTGCAACAAAAAACGTTGCACAGATTTTTAAAGACATTTTAGTACAGTGAATTTAATAATATAATCCAGCAAATTAAGAAAGTATTACTATTTAATTGAATTTTTAATTTCTGATAATTTTACTCTAGCCGTGTTATAACTCATATCTATTTGAGTCAAGAACTGAATAATTGGATCATGAGTGAATGTATTTTTAAGGTGAAAAAAGACATTCGGTTTTTCATTCTTAATAATCGTAATAATTTCAGATGCAGGCAATGTTATTAAATTGCACCGCACTCTAATGAAGCTCCTAAGAAAATTTTTATAAACGAGTACAGCCTTAGAGTCATCTTCATAATTCTGAATTAACTTATCAAATTTTAGTAAAGCATCCTTTAACTCGGGTTCATGCCAATAAATAATAAAACCTCCTTTCATACATTAATACCTTATTTAAAACACTTAAATGAAAGGAGTATTTTAATATAGGTAACTGGCTGGCATAGAAATACTTTAGCCCCTGTAGTTTTGCGTCCTTGCTTTTCAACAAGTTTGCCATTTTTCTAAAAAGTGATTATAGCACAATATTTTTGCAGAAAAGGTCATATTTTGTCGAAAGTTGAATTTTTTTCCGAAATATTTTTAGAAGTTTATTAGACATGCATTATTGTTTAATGCGCTTAAACGAGTATGACTGCTAAGAGGAAATAAGAATAGTTAAATATTGTTCAAGATTAACTAATATCAATTTTCTGTTTTATGGAGTTGGCATGTTGAAATTCATTTAAGGCCAAATCTAATTCTTGACTTTTTTTAATTGTATCAGGATGGTTAAATCCTTTTAATTTAGCGGTTGAGATCATTTGTCTACGTAATATATTAATCTTTAGTTCTAACTTTCTGATTGAAATTCTATTACTCATCATCATAGCTCCTATAACAATCTCTTAATATTTGCACACAAGGACTATTCTATAAAAAGTACCGATAATTGTTAATGGTTTCGACAAAACAACTAAAAAAATGACATATCAGTTAGTTCATTACTGCTCATTAAGACCATTAAGCGAAGGGAGATTAAATTAAATGCAAATACAAGTAAGCTACAACGGTAAACAAATTAAAGAACTAATCCAGAAGGATATAGAAGAAAAGCTAAACGCTCGAATTCCCCTTGATGAATTAAAAATACAAGTTATGTCAAATCAGAATTATAGAGTAAAAGAATGGGAGCATGGGGATTTAAAAGTAGATTTAAAGGTAAATATCTAACTTGTGTCATGAGGATTTACTGGAAAAATGAGGTGAAAAAGAATGAAGGAACCGATTGAATATTTTCTAATCCCTCTAATCGATACTGTATACTACAATGTCGTAAAAATGGCTACACAGTCAAATTTACATTTAAAACAAATCGCTGAAGAAGAAAGCATTGATTATAAAACATGTGAATCGAGAGTAACGTATGGTGCTTTAAAAATGGGAATTAAAGGTGGGAGAAGTGGATTAAAATCAGCTTATATTGAGTACCTAGAAGATTGGATCGAACACAAGGGAATGAAATGATCGGAGGAAATGCATGGAAGACTTAATTAAAAAACATGCAAAAAACTTTGTGCTCATTGGTGGTGAACGAAAAGTTCTTGAAGGGATCCATTATAAAGAAAATGGGTCAGTAGTGATAACAGATAGTACTGTTCTCCTACATTTAAAGAATGCTCATGATTTTAAGGAACCTATTACTAAACACTATAGCACAGGAAAAATTATTAATGAAGACTATCCTAGTTTAAATTTTCTTTTAAACAAATGGTACTCAGATGAATTTAGTTTAAACATGTCAGAGGTTATAAGGCACCTAGAAACTTTAAAAGCTTCAAAGATTATCGCAGATGTAGGTGTTCTAAAAGAGGACTTAACTTTTAAGGTAATAGATGCCATTCAACAGAGTTACATTTTGACTTTTAAAGGTGAAATTAACACGAACTTCAAACCTATCATGTTAAAAGTTATCAATCTTTATAAATGTTTATCAGTTTTCAAAGATTTAAAAGTTGATAATGTACGAGTACGCTTGGCTGGGGCCTTATCTCCTGTCTCGTTTATTGATAGGTCAGGGAGTGTTGAAGTGTTAATTTCACTGGTAAGGAGGCATTAATGTTAAAGATTATTGAAGGTTCGCTTGATAATGCCAAGAAGGAATTGCAAAAAATTTTAAAGGGAAAACAAAATTTAGTTTCAAATATTAAAAAGACATATCCTTCAAAAAGCCGTACCAGTAGGGAGCTTGAACAAATTAAAGAAATAGAAAATTTCCTTCAAACATTTGGCGTATCGGTAATGCTTCCAGTCCGAGTAGAAGGTATCGTCATAAACTTTAAACTTTATGAAAAAATCTTAAAAAAGCTAAAAGGGTTTACAGTTAATCACAAAATAGAAGATGACAAGTTAATTATAACTTATTCTAAGAACGGTGTTACTGGGGAATATGAGCTTTTTGATCTTAGATACCAGTTAAAAGATGTTGAATTCTTCCCGAGAGCGGTAATCCAGTAAAGAAATGAAAGTGAGGTCTTTAAGATGAATAAAACACATCAGCGCATTCAAGAAGAAACTGATGACTTAGCAAATTTGTTAATTCGAAAAAATACTGATTATGGGAATAGTTTTGAAAAAAGTTATAAAGAATATGGCGATGTCATGCTTGTTATTCGATTAGAGGACAAGCTCAATAGATTAAAAACATTGATCAAAAACCAAGAACAACAGGTAAATGATGAAAGTTTAGAAGATACGATCAGAGATATTGCTGGTTACGCTGTTCTAGGATTGGTGGTAAGGAAATGAACAAAGAAACCATCATTTTGTTAGCGAATAGGGCGTTAGTTTTATCAGATATCAATGCTGAACGTGAAAGACAAAATAAGAAATGGGGCATCCAACGTCACCCGTATACTGAATGGTTAGCAATCCTCGTCGAAGAAGTAGGGGAAGTTGCTCAAGCGATGCAAAAAGATAATGTTTGCCATAAAACATCTGATGCTACCGATCTTTATAAAGAATTAATTCAAGTAGCAGCAGTGGCGTCTGCCATGGCTGAACAGATACGAGAGGAGAAAGAAAAATGCTCAAACAGCTTATCGTCGGTAAAGTAATACAAATTACAAGTACACATTACATTGTCAAAGATAATATTGGCTTTCATTCTTTCCATAAAAACTATTATAGAATAAGCACCCAAGATACTGCCGCAACAACGGGTTAATATCATGCGAACGGCAAAAAGTGCTAAATGGATAACACTATATCGTTATGAAAATAAAAAACTACGAGTGATCCATGAACCTCTAAGAAACTATGAAATTCATAATCTACTAACTCAAGGTTGGGAGGAACTAAAACATGCAAGCTATAAAAAAATTAGAAGAAGAAATGCAGAAAAATAGCAACAATCCTTATATACAAGTGGTCGGTAATTTCTTAATAGAATATTTAAAGCAAAACCCAACAAGTGCTGAAAAGGTATTAGTTGCTGATAAGACAATTGCTAAAAGCCTTGACGCAATGCGAAAAGTAGCTGAACAGAAAAAAGTCGGAAATTGTGCTGTACTAACAGATCAAGAAGGATTTGACGTTGTACTTAAATATTTTGGCATTGGTTCAAATGAACCGGAAAGTGCACCTAAAGAAACAGAACCAGCTAAAGAAATTGATGATGATATTGATTTTGAATTTGATGATTTACTTAGGTAGGAGGGAGCAGCGTGACAAAAACAAGGGACTACGATAGTTTTGCTGCTCATTTCTCAGAAGTAATATCGGATGAATTAAAAGCCTTTGTTCGTGATGAAGTACTTTTGCACAGCAGATATTTGTTTGTTCATAGAGTTACGTCAACTATTCAAAGAGGCTACTGCACTCACTGTAAATCAAATCATGTTATTAAATTGGACAGGTCTTTAAAACATAATGAAGACTGGCAATGTGAGAAATGTGGATCACTAGTACAAGTAAAACAAGCTGGTCGTGGACGAGGAAAGATGATTGATAAGGCTTATGTTATCTGGTACGAGAAGTCAAAATCAACACCAGGAGCAATTACAGCTACGGGATATAACGTCTCAATGAATTACACCGAGGATATGTCAGGCGTTACAACATATGATCCTGTTGCCAAGTATGTATTTGAAATCGGTGAAGCAACGATGATGCACCGTAACTATTACTACTCAGGTTGCTATAGTACAAAAGTGCTTAAGTATAGCGATGGGTGGAGTTTTGCAAGCAACGTTTGGTCAATGATCGGTAAAAATTCTTATACAAGAAATAGTTCTCAATCAATAGCAAGTATTATTTCTTCAGTAAGCGACACACCATTTCAATACAGTAAATGGGAGATTTTTAGTAATGATAATAGTGACCTGGTTTATTTCTTCTCAGCTTTTTCTAAGTACCCTTTCATTGAATACCTATCGAAAATGGGTATGCATGATCTAGTAGAAAGTATGGTGTACAGATACGACTTGCATAAATCCATTAACTATAGAGGGAAAACGATGGAGAAAATTTTAGGGCTATCAAAACAAGAGGTTAAAGAGTGGAAACGTTCAGGACTACCTATGAAGCCTTTAACATTGAAAACATATAAGTGGTTTAGAGATCAAAAAGTCTTGATTTCATGGCAAACGGCTAGTGGTTGTGAAAATTTACTAGATGGGTCTTACTATTTCGAACGGTTAGAGTATCTTAGAAACTATTTGCCTTTAGACCAGATCATCAGGTATATCGAAAACCAGATGAGAAAGCATCCAAAACATAACCGAACAATACTTTCCACTCTTATTTCTTTGAAAGATTATATATCCGAATGTGTAGAGTTACATATGGATATGACTTCCGAGAAAGTACTACTGCCAAATGATTTATATTCTGCTCATCAAAAAACAACTCGATCAATCAAGATAAAAAATGATTCGGTTATAAATCAGAAAATCCATAAATTACAACCTAAATTAAATAAATTGGTATTTGAAAAAAATGGGTTAATTATAAGACCAGCTAAGTCAAGTATTGAAATGTTTGATGAGGGCAAGGCGTTAGATCATTGTGTAGGACGGTATGCAGAAAGTTATGCAAAAGGGCTAATCGCTATAATGTTCATCCGTAAAACAGATGAGCCAGACAAATCGTTTTACACCTTAGAGGTAGATATGGGCAGTATGTCAGTAACTCAATGTAGAGGACTTAAAAACTGTGGAACTACTGAAGATGTAAAACAATTCGTAGAAGCGTTTAAAAAAGAGAAGCTATCTAAGAAACGTCGGAAAACTAAAATAGCTCAAACGGCTTAAGGAGGATTTATGAGAGTATTACAGATTGACCTTGAAACATATTCCAGCGTAGATCTGATTAAGTCTGGGGTTTACCGATATGTTGAAGCTGAGGATTTTGAAATATTGTTATTTGCTTTCGCTTATGATGATGAACCGGTACAGGTGGTTGATTTAACAGCTCTTGAAGAATTACCAGATAATGTACTTGAAGATTTAACCGATCCACTCGTGATAAAGACAGCGTTTAATGCAAATTTTGAACGTACAAGTATTTCTAAATATTTCGGTATTAAATGTGACCCTCTACAGTGGCGTTGTACATCTGTCCATGCATTAGCACTAGGTTTACCAAATAACCTTGATGGTGTCGCTGAAGTTTTAAAACTTGATATAAAAAAGGATGCACGTGGTAAAAACTTAATCAAATATTTTAGTGTTCCTTGCAAACCAACGAAAGTAAACGGAAATAGAACGCGCAATTATCCACATCATGACCTTGAGAAGTGGGAGCAATATAAAGAGTACAATCTTAAAGATGTTGAAGTAGAACGTGAGGTTCGTAGGAAACTAGAAAGATTTCCAGTACCAAAACAAGAATGGGAATTATGGGCATTAGATCAAAGAATTAATGATTACGGGGTTAGGCTTGACCCCGTATTATTCAAACAAGCTATAAAATGTGATGAAGATTACGAAACAAGACTAGTTCAAGAAGCAAAAGAATTAACCGGACTAGATAATCCTAACAGTCTTTCACAATTAAAAGGTTGGTTATCTGATAGAGGTTTAGAAACACCTGATGGTTTGGCAAAAGCACACATGCCGGGTTTACTCGAACAGGCACCAGATGAGGACGTACGAAGAGTTTTAGAAGTTCGTCAAGAAATGTCCAAAACAAGTGTAGATAAATACAATGCAATGTCCCGATCAATGTGTGCTGATGAAAGAGCAAGAGGCTTACTCCAATTTTGTGGAGCTAATCGTACCTGGCGATGGGCAGGACGATTAATACAAGTTCAAAATTTACCTCAAAATAAAATACCTGATCTTTCAAATGCGAGAGACATTTTACGAAACGGTGATTTTGAATTACTTGAAATGTTATACGGTGCCCCACCATTTGTACTTAGTCAGTTAATTCGAACTGCCTTTATTCCATCCGAAGGTTGTCGGTTTATTGTTTCCGACTTTGCAGCTATTGAGGCGCGAGTGATTGCTTGGTTAGCCGATGAACATTGGGTGCTTGATGTTTTTAGAGGGCATGGGAAGATATATGAAGCAACAGCTTCACAAATGTTTAAAGTCCCTTTTGATAGCATTAAAAAAGGCCATGAAAATTATGAATTACGGGCAAAAGGAAAGGTAGCAACTTTAGCTTGTGGGTATCAAGGTGGACCAAATGCATTGATTGCAATGGGTGCATTAAGAAGTGGAATTGCAGAAGAAGAACTTCCAGCACTTGTTAAACAATGGCGCCGTGCAAATCCGAATATTGTGAAGCTATGGTACGCAACAGAAGAAGCAGCTGTTACAGCAGTTCGAGAGAAAACTACAGTAAAAGTTGCGCATGGGGTGCAATACCGTTATCAATCTGGAATGTTGTTTGCAGATTTACCTAGTGGACGCAGTTTAGCGTATGTTAATCCTAGAATTAAACCAGATAGCAACTTTGATAAAGATGGTCTTGTCTTTGATGGCATGGACCAAGTTAAGAAAAAGTGGATGAGTCACCGTACATATGGTGGTCGATTAGTTGAGAACCTTGTACAAGCAATAGCTCGTGATTGTTTAGCTGAAAGTCTTATGAGAGTAGACAAAGAAGGATATTTAACAGCAATGCATGTTCATGACGAGGTTGTTCTTGATGTCCCAATTGGAACCGGGTCAGTTGAACATGTAGCAGCTGTGATGAGTGCGCCTATTAAATGGGCTCCTGGACTACCGTTAGACGCAGCGGGATTTGAATGTGATTTTTATCAGAAAGATTAGCTTTACTCGAGTAAGTGAGGAGGTGGCGTAATGGTGCTAGATATCGAATTAGATATTTCATTTGGAAAACACCGCGCCGATACAAACTGGAAAACAGAATATCTTTTATGGCCAGAGTTTGTTGATCGTTTAAAGAAGATCCGTCGAACAAAAGAGACCATGGCTCAATACGACAAGATGCATAATATTGCCAGAGGGAAGATAAAAGATGGTCCGGCTTTCGTTGGTGGACTTGTACGTGGAGGTAGGCGTAAAAAAGAGAATGTAGATACTAGAAGCTTAATCACGCTAGATGCTGATCACCCACATGATCAGGACTTTCTATTCGCTGTTGATCTCGTTTTAGGCGGGACTTCTTATGTAATTTATTCAACACATAGCCATAGACCAGAGACACCGAAATATCGTTTAATCGTACCTGTCGATAGAGTAATGAACCCTGATGAGTATGCTGCAGTTAGTCGTAAACTAGCTGAACAGATTGGTATGGAATACTTCGATAAGACAACCTTTCACGTTCACCGACTCATGTATCTTCCTAGTTGCAGTAAAGACGCAGAGCCTGTTTTTAATGAAAACGAAGGTGATTTTCTTTCTGTTGACGAGATATTAAATGAATACGAAGACTGGAAAGATCCTTTACAATGGCCAAGACATAAAGACGATAAAGCACAACGTCAAACAGCTAGTAAAATGGAAGACCCAAGAGAAAAGCAAGGTGTAGTAGGAACGTTTTGTCGTTGTTATTCCATTAGTGAAGCAATTAGTGCGTTTTTACCCGATGTGTATGGGCCAGTAGATGATAGTTTAACAAGATATACCCATATTGGGGCAAGCAGTTACGGTGGGTTAGTTATATATGACGAAGATACATTTGCTTATAGCCACCATGAAAGTGACCCTATTAGTGGCATTGAGGTTAATGCTTTTGATCTTATTAGAATTCATAAATTTGGGAAATTAGATGATAAAGCCAGTGAGAAAACAAATATTACGAAGTTGCCAAGTTATACGGCAATGTTAGCTTTTGCTGCTCAAGATGGGAAAGTAAAACGGGAAAAGTTAGCTGAATTAAATGATGATTTTTCAGATACGGAATATATCGATGAAGATAATGAGGTTGATCCCACCAAGTGGCAAGAAAAGTTAGATTTACACTTTAAGACATTAGATCCGTTACCTACGGCAAATAATGTTGAATTATTTCTTACTAATGACATTTGGAAAGAAGTACTTGCTTACGATGCGTTTGGTAATACAGAAGTAATAAGGAAACCATTACCGTGGCGTGATAAGGAGAGACCAAACCGTTCGTATGAGCCTTGGCTTGCAGCAGACGATAAGAGGCTTCAACATTGGTTTGCAAAAACTTTTAACATAAACAGTGCTAAAACTATTCAAAATGCATTTACTGAGGTTGTTCATAGAAATACATTTCACCCGATTAAAGATTATATCGAAAGTACCGAGTGGGATGGGGTAAAACGTGCAGAACGTTTATTTATAGATTACTTAGGTGCAGAAGATTGCCATTACGTTAGACAGGTTACTAGAAAAACATTGTTAGCAGCTGTCTACCGTTTATATGTACCAGGTTGCAAGTTTGATGAAATGTTAGTTTTAGTTGGTCCACAAGGGGCAGGTAAAAGTAGTTTGCTAGCTAAACTTGGCCGTGAATGGTTTAGTGATTCATTACGAACGTTTGAAAATAAGGAAGCAGGAGAACACCTACAAGCTGGATGGATTTTTGAAATTGGAGAACTTTCAGCTATGAAAAAGTCAGAAGTTGAAGAGGTAAAAGCCTTTTTATCGAAAACAGAAGACCGGTACCGTGTTGCATATGATCGACAGGTATCAGATTTTCCACGTAAATGTATTTTCTTTGGTACGACAAATACTAGAGATTTTCTAAGAGACACAACAGGTAACAGACGCTTTTGGCCAATCGATATTGGTCCAGAAAAGGAAAAATATAAGTACGACCATTGGGAGCACTTAACAGCAGAAGTTGTTAGCCAAATATGGGCTGAGGTTTTGACGTGGTTTAAGGCGGGGGAAACCCTACAACTTGATCACGAGGCAAGGATTGAAGCCGAGAAACAACAAGCTTCACATATGGAAAGTGATTCCCGAGAAGGAATTATTCAAGAATGGCTTGATACCCCTATTGAAGATGAAATGGGGCAATCGACTGATGAATTACGAGATCGAGTGTGTGTAGCCCAAATATGGGTCGAGTGTTTAGGGAATAAACGAGGGGCTTTAAAACCATGGGATGTTAAAGAAGTATCGGATATCCTGAGACGTATTCCAGGATGGTCAGAAAGGAAAGGAAAAGCAAGAATACCTGGTTACGGGGTACAAAGAATTTTTGATAGGGTGTTGCCGTAGGGTGTTGCCGACCCGTTGCCAGTGTTGCCGTGTGGTGTTGCCGGTGTTGCCGTGGTGTTGCCGACCATGGCAACGGCTTAAACCGTTGGCGCGTAAGGGATTGAACAAGGTGTTGCCAATGTTGCCGTTATTTCTATAATAGGAATAAATATATAAATAGCATAGGAAACACGAAGCACATACACGAGGCGCCCGTATGCTAACACGTAATATATGCAGTACGTGCGCGAGACTGCAACATCGGCAACAGCATTTAAGAGAGGGTGAAATTTATGCTTGAGTCAAAACTCGAACAACAATTGGTTCGTGAAGTGAAACGGATCGGAGGGCTAGCCCCTAAATGGACTTCACCTGGAAGTAGAGGTGTGCCAGATCGTATTGTAATTTTACAAAATGGCCAAACAGTATACGTGGAAATGAAAGCACCGGGGAAACCACTTTCACCTCTACAAGAGAAATGGTTTAGAACTCTTAGAAAACTAGGACATAGAGTTTTTAAAATAGATTGTAAGGAAGATATTGAACGGTTCATATCGGAGGTGAAACAAAAGAGTGAAGTATAAACCACACCAATACCAAGAGCATGCAACTGAAAGAATAATTGAATGTCCGGCATTACTGTTATTTTTAGAAATGGGCCTTGGCAAGACAGTTTCAACACTTACAGCTGTTGACATGTTACTAAACGATTATTTTGAAGTAAATAAAGTGTTAGTGATAGCGCCCTTACGAGTGGCGGATGATACCTGGGCGAGAGAAATTGAAAAGTGGGACCACTTAAAACACTTAAGAATATCAAAGATTTTAGGTAGTGCAGATCAGCGACGTAAAGCTTTAAAAGCAGAGGCAGATATTTGGATTGTTAATCGTGAGAATGTTGTTTGGATAGTTGGAGAGCTTGGTACTAAATGGGATTTTGATATGGTAGTCATTGATGAGTCGAGTAGTTTTAAAAACCACCAGTCAAAACGATTTAGGGCATTACGAAGAGTACGACCAATGATTAAACGCCTAGTTGAATTGACGGGTACACCAGCGCCCAATAGTTTAATCGATTTGTGGCCACAAGTTTACTTAGCTGATCAAGGAGCTAGATTAGGTAAAACAATCACAGGTTATCGTGACCGATTTTTTGTACCCGGTGAACGTGATGGGCATATTGTTTACAAGTGGCACCAAAAGAAAGAAGCTGAAGAACGGATTTATGAAGCAATATCAGATATTGCAGTAAGCATGAAAGCAGAAGACTGGTTGGATTTACCTCCAAGAATTGACCGAACACTACCAATCAAACTTAACGAAAAAGCATTAGAGCTTTATAAAAAGCTAGAAAAAGAACTATTACTGCCATTTCAAGACTCAGATGTTGTTGCTACAACAGCAGCTGTACTTTCAAACAAATTATTACAAATGGCATCAGGTGCAGTATACGACGAAGATCGAGGCGTTAAGCAAATCCATGAAGCAAAGTTAGACGCACTTGAAGACACTATAGAGGCAGCCAATGGGAAGCCAGTAATGGTTTTTTACAACTTCAAGCATTCTTTACACAAAATCCAAGATCGTTTTCCACAAGCAAGGATACTTCGAAAGGGTAAAGAAGGAAATGAGGACATCAGAGCTTGGAACAATGATGAGATAGAACTTCTACTTTTGCACCCAAAGAGTGCAGGTCACGGACTAAACCTTCAAGAGTCTAGTTGCCAAACGGTTGTATGGTATGACCAAATTTGGAGTTTGGAAGAAGATCAGCAAGCGAATGCCAGAGTACATAGACAAGGTCAAAAGCGAAGCGTTGTCGTGATACGGCTTGTATCAGAAGGTACAATGGATGAAGAAGCAGTTGCAGCACTAGAGAGAAAAGCAGACGGGCAAGAAGCTTTAATGCAAGCTGTAAAAGCAAGAATTGAGAGGATCCAAAAGGAAGAGGGTGTCAATTAATGCAACAAAAGTTATCCGATAAACATTTAGTCTTAATTACAGAAACCGCAATTAAAGTAGCACTTGAACACCTAGAAAAGCAAAAACAGGAAGAAGAAAAAATGAGGTATGATCGTCGTTTACGGAACGTCAAATTATTACTTAGAAACTATCGATCGTTCGTTAACCACGTGGAGGATATAAAGCTAGCTATTGAGGATCTGAATGGAAAGTTAGATCTCGACGAATTAGACACCGATGAGTTTGCAATCCGTAGTATTAAAAAGTCAAAAGAACGAACATTAGCAATTGTCAAATACATTAACAAGATGATTGAAGTTTATAAGTTTATGTGTGATCAATCAGGTGATGTCGAGGATTTGAGAAGATATCAAGTAGTGTACGATTTATATATTTCAGAAAAAAAATTAACTGCAAAAGAAGTAGCAAAAGGGCACTCTGTGCATTCAAGAACGATCTATAAAGATGTTGAAAAAGCTTGTGAGACCTTGGCAGTACTGGTTTTTGGGGTAGATGGTATTAAACTACATCGATAGCAAAAACACGGCACTTCCCAAGGCACTTTGACCGTGTTACTATGATAGTGTCAGATTAGTGTGAGCAACAGGTTATTATTCTCCCCAGAATAACTATCTGTTGCTTTTTATCATTTTAAACAATTAATGACAAAATCCCCCTTATTTATACAAAAATTGTTAGATTAGTAGTATAATGTATTTATTAACACTAAACTGACGAGGATAGAGGGGAATTTTTATGTCAATTAATGATAAGGAACATGCAATTAATAAACTACTTAAGTATACCAAGGTAGATTATTCTAAAATTGATTTAATTGCATATTTTGTTAGAAAAGATAAAACTAAGGATGAATATTACTTTTCTAAAGCGGTTGAGCTTGAGAAGGATTTAAAGGAATTTTTAATTGGCCATATTATTAAGGAATTAGAGGAGATAATGGTTAAAGAAGATAAGACCTTCCCTATACAAGATTATAATGAGGAATTCCAACTGACAGACTTTATTGGCAAATTCAACCTGGAGGAATATGGTAAAGATAATAAAGTTGTTAAAAATTTAGATCAATTAAAGAAAGCAATTAGTAAGGATTCACTAGAAAACCTGAAATTTTCCACTTTTCAAATCGTGACCTTGAATGTCGACAACAGAAAGTTAAGCTTTTGCTTTTACAAAGGTGTTAAGAAGTTTGGAAAAACTAAAAAGTTAGCTTTTTTCTCGTCAAATGAATTTAAAACTGTTACGACTGAAATGGTTGAGTTTGGAGGGAAAATTACATTCTTTTTGGATGATAGCGATATATATATTATTGATCCAAAATATTTTGAATTCGCATTTGATTATACTGATCACATCGCTGTTGCTAGCAAAAAAAATATTGAAAAAATCACATCAATGGATTTCTTTCCTGATAGCACTACCAAGGAAAATTTTAAAAAAGCATCTAGCCATCAATTACTAGCACGTGGTTTGGCAAAAATTAAGACTGAAACAATGGACGTAGTTGAAAAGCATTTTAAAGATAGGATAGATGAGTTAAGGGTAATTAAACAAAAGCGAGAAAAAATTAAGGATCCTGATAAAATCAAGGAGTTTGAAAAGAGTATTGGGGAATTAAACAACTTAATCAAATTTATTGATTTTAATAATAATAAAATTATATTTAAAGAAAATGATGACCCTAAACCACTCCTACATTTTTTTCAGGATAAAATTGTTGAGTCATTTTTAACAAAAAAAATTAAAGTAGCAATGACTTTATAACTTCAAAATAGCAGAAAAGAGAGGGGATTATAATGTGGGGTAAACTTGAACAAGCGTTTATTTGGATAATCTCCTATATTCCCGTGCTTCTTATAGCAACTTACAGATATGTTTTTGAGGAATCCATTTCTGATGTATGTTTTTTTGGTCACACAATACCTGAAACTATAATCCATACATTATCAATTACTATACTGATGGTTTTTTCTGCTACTTTATATTATATCGTGCCCAAAATGATGTTTAGCAAAATTGAAAGACAATTAAAATCAAAGGAAAAAGGTCAAAATGTTATAGTTAAACAATTTGAAAGGCCTCTTCTAAATGACTATACTTTCTTTTTATTAACATTAATCCTACCATTGATTACAGTTGACTTTTCTTCCACAGTAAGCTTTGCAGTTTGTTTTTCAGTTATTATTTTTATAATTATTTTATTAACAAAAATCGATTATATAATAGCCTGTCCATTATTTTTTGTATCTGATTATAAAGTTTGGAAAGTGTCATTTTTAGAAACAAGTGAGAATAGCGAGGAATATATAGTAAAAGGCTTTATTATAACTAAAGAGGATAATTTTTTCGATAAGGATTTTAGAATAGGGAAGTTAATAAGGAATGTTTATTTTTTAACAAAATAGATAAACCCTATTTAGTGTAAAAGCATTTCATATGAAGTGCTTTTTTCTTTTGTTTCAAAACAAACGAAATTAAGTTTTTGAGCTATAAATTTTATACATTAGATTCGGGAAATAATTGAATTTGCACTGTGAAAAACACAGATTTTTCAGCAATGTATAAAATAACGCATAAACAATAAATTTTATAGTTATAAGAACCCATACATAGCAAGGGTTTTTAAAATCGATTGGTACACAAAATAAGTATTATGTAAACTGATTTTGAATTTCGAATTCATAGAATGTATAAAACCATTTCGGAGGTGGGTGATATGAAGTGACTGATCAAAAGGAAAAGGCCCGGTTAGACTATTTAAAGGGTATGAAATATAAAGACATTGCTGAGAAATATAAAGTCACACTAAATACAGTGAAATCGTGGAAAACAAGATATAAGTGGAGCCGTGAAAGTGTGCACACTGATAACAAAAGTGTGCACACAAAAAAGCAAGGTGGACAACCAGGAAACAAAAACGCTAGAGGACACGGGGCACCGAAAAAAAATACCAATGCAATAAAGCATGGTCTATTTTCTAAGTACCTTCCACAAGAGACCCTTCAAATCGTTTATGAGATGGATGGAATTTCACCAATTGATATTCTTTGGATGAATATTGAGTTACAGTTTGCACAAATCGTAAGGGCTCAACAGATCATGCATGTTAATTCTAAAGATGATTTAACAAAAGAACTTAAACGGACCAAGCACACAGACTCAGGATGGGAAGAAGAATACGAGCTACAATTTGCATGGGACAAGCAAGCTTCATTCCTTCAAGCACAATCTAGGGCTATGGCTACTCTCCAAGGCCTCATAAAACAGTTTGATGATATGGCTACTAGCGACGATATCAGACGATTGAAACTTGAGCACATGCGTATCGGTATAGAGAAAAGCAAAGCTGAATTAGCACAGTTAAGTGGTGAAACTGAGGGGAATGCACACGATCAGGTTAATAGTTATGTCAAAGCATTAGATGGGCAAGTTGAAGATGTTTTCGCTGACGAGGTGTTAGAAGATGAGGAAGCGTAAAAAGAATACGTCCTTTTTATTCAAACCATTCAGTCAAAAACAAAAAAAGCTACTCATGTGGTGGACAGATAAAAGCCCTTATAAAGATTATGACATGATCATATGTCACGGTTCGATCAGATCGGGGAAAACCATTGCAATGATCGATTCCTTTGTTACATGGTCATTAGAAAAACACAGAAACCAAAACTTCATATTAGCCGGTAAATCAATGGGTGCGTTAAAACGTAACGTATTAGAGCCAATGTTTCAAATACTTACAGCTAAAGGAATTGACTACCACTACCACCGATCAGAAAATCCACATGTGATTATTGGTAGTAACACTTATTATTTATTTGGTGCTAATCACGAGGCGAGCCAAGATACGTTACAAGGTTTGACAGCTGCTGGTGCATACCTAGACGAAGTTGCACTATTTCCAAAGTCATTCGTAGATCAAGCTATTGGACGTTGTTCTGCTGAAACGAACGATAACGGGGCGAAGGTATTTCTTAACTGCAACCCAAGTGGCCCGTACCATTGGTTTAAAACTGAATTTATCGACAAAGCCAAGGACAAAAAAATATTCGTTTTACATTTCGTGATGGATGACAATCTTTCACTCTCACAAAGAGTTAAAGAAAGATTTAAACGGATGTTTTCAGGCGTGTTCTACCAGCGATATATTTTAGGTTTATGGGTTATGGCTGAAGGTGTCATATATGACATGTTTCTTGAAAAAGTTCATGTAGTACCAACTATCCAACGTAGGTACACAGACTATAAGGTTTCATGTGACTACGGTACCCAAAACCCAATGGCTTTTGGTTTGTGGGGTTTACATCAAGGAACCTGGTATAAGGTGAAAGAATACCACCATGATGCTAGGAAAAAGAAAGTGCAAAAAACAGATGAAGAATATGCCAACGATCTTGAAGAATTTGTAGAAGGGTTAACGAAGACAATTGTCGTGGATCCGTCAGCAAGTTCTTTTATTATTTTACTTAAGAAACGAGGCTGGAATGTACGAAAGGCTAGAAACGATGTACTTGAAGGTATTCGTAATATGGCTACAGCCTTAAGTAGCGGTGTAATCAAATACAACGATTGCTGCAAAGAAACTTTACGAGAAATAACGTCATACGTATGGGATGAAAAAGCTATTGCACGTGGTGAGGATAAGCCAATAAAACAGAATGACCATCAAATGGACGCTGACCGTTATTTTGTTAATACGATAATATTCAATAACCAAAGCGTTTCTGTATTAAAGTGAGGTGAAAAATAATGCTTATAGAAGACTTGTTTAAGCGTCCGTACCATGAATATCTAAACGATATTATAAAAAACATGGTGGACGGTGTCATAAATGACAATGAGCTGTTAGTTAGAGAAATCAAAGAATGGCTCGATAGTGAAACCCGTAAAAATATGATTGTTGGTGAACGTTATTATCGTAATAAAACTGATATCCAAAATGATAAAAAACAAGATGCCTCTTGGAAATCGAATGTTAAGCTAGAGCACGGGTTTGCTAAAAAGTTAGTTGACCAGAAAGTCGGGTATTTACTTTCAAAGGAACCAACTATAGGAACTGAAAACGAGACATACTCAAAATTACTTACTGATATTTTTGACCGTAAACTATTAAAAATATTAAAGAATATAGGAAAAGAGGCTATAAATAAAGGAATAGCATACCTTTATGTTTATTTTGATGAGGAAGGCAGTCTAACATTTAAGAAATTTCCTTCAGAACAAATATTGCCGTTTTGGAAGGATGAAGAACATACAGAAGTTTCTGCTTTTGCTCGTGTATATAACATACCTATCTATATGAATGGTAAAAAACAAGTACAAACAAAAGTTGAATATCACCACACAGAAGGAATTAATTATTTTGTGCTTGAAGGGAATAAACTGGTCGCAGATGTTCCTGCAGGTCTTGAAAAAAACTTTAATTTTACTATTGGTGAAAAACCTTATTTGTGGACTAGAATTCCTTTAATTCCGTTTAAATATAACGAGGAACAACAACCGTTGATTGAGACTATAAAGTCACTCATTGACAACTATAATAATCAAGCCTCAATAAATGCTGATTTACTAGCAGATATACCGAAGATAATTTATAAGCTTATAAACTATGGCGGCGAAGATCTTAAGACCTTTTTAGAAGACTTAAATTATTATAGGGCTGTTAGATTGGATGAAAACGGTGATGTAGATAAACTCCAGGCTGAGCCAAATACTGAGGCTACTGAAAAAGAGTTAGATCGCGGCAGAAAATCAATTTATGAGTTTGGTCGTGGTGTAGATACGACCGATGAAAAACTCGGTAATGCTTCAGGCGTCGCTTTACGATACCGATATTCAGATTTAGATATGGATTGCAATATCTTAGAATCTGAATTCCAATCGTCAATTGAACATCTTATATGGTTTATCAATCAATATCTGATGCTAAACGGTCATGGTGACTTCTCAAAAATTAAAGCTAACTTTATTTTTAATCGAGATATCATTATCAATGAGTCTGAGGTAATCACTGATTGCTCTAATTCTGTTGGCATCTTGGACGATAAAACAATTCGAGAAAACCACCCGTGGTACAACGACGAGGTTGAGAAACGACTTGAAGAGCAAAAGAAAGCAGAAAAGGAAGAAGCTGAAGAGTATTTAGAAACTTTCAGCAATCAGAATAAAAACGGAGACGTTCAATGAGTAAGTACTGGAAAGAGAGATCGGTACAACGTGAATTAGAAGCTCAAGTGATTACTGAAAAATACTTGGCTAGAATGGACGCTAGTTTAAAACAAGCGCAACAAGATGTCATACGACAAATCGAAGCGTTTTATGCAAGATATGCAACTGCTAATCAGATCACACTGAAAGAGGCTAAAAAATACCTCAACTCAAAGGAATTGAAAGAGTTTAAAGAGGTTGATCTTAAACGCTTTAGAGAAATGGCACTGTCAGACAATCCAAAATACGATAGCTTACTTAACGCTATAAGTTATCGAGTTCGAATTTCACGTCTTGAGGCGTTAAATGCTCAAATAGAATTAACCATGCTACAACTTTATGGCGGGCCTAATGGGCTTCAAAACTATACTTACAGTGGGTTAGCTGAAGTCTATAAAAACTCTTATTATCATTTTATGTATGACTTAGCAGTAGCTGGGGTTCCAGGAACAGTTAAGATATTAACTGACGACACCATGAAGGAAATTCTTAGTTATAAGTGGAGTGGGAAAGAGTTTTCAACTCGCATATGGGGACATCAGGCAGAAACGATCATAAACGTAAGAAAAGCCCTTGAAAAAAGTTTTGCATCAGGCCATTCAATTGATCGAACTACTAAACACATTGTTGAAGTAACGGGCGTTTCAAAATCACGTGCTGAAGCTCTAGTACGAACAGAGTCGAATTTCTTTCATAGTTTAGCTGCACAAAACAGCTACATCGATGCAGAAATTGAAAAATATGAAGTGTTAGCAACACTAGACATGAGAACTTCCGATACTTGCAGATTCCAAGACGGTAAGATTTATAAGCAAGACGAGTACAGGCCAGGTAAAACAGCACCGCCTTTTCATGTTCGTTGCCGCACGACGACGATACCTTATTTTGACGAAGCAGAGTATTTTGAAGGTGAAAAAAGGCAATCAATGGACGGGTTAGTTGATTCTACACCGTATGAAAATTGGTATAATTCAAATGTATTGAAACAAAAACTCCCTGAAGAGAAAAAATCAATAAAATCTAATGAAGAAAAGGAAGCTAAAGTTAGATCAGAAATAAAAAGTGGAATTTATGATTTAAGGCATAACAAAAACCATTTTGAAAAACACGATCCTTCTCATAAGCGTTATAAAGATTACATTGAAAAAAATAAATCTAAAGGAAAACAGAAGCCGAGTTACCTAACAATTTCATATGAAGAAGCTAATTCATTAGTTGAAAAGTATGCTGGAACTGGTAAAATAAAGATACTACGAAACGGTAAATGGGATAATAAAGAAATAGTTTCAGCAGATAAAATAATTGGTGTGCATGTTGATCAAGCAAATGGAAGTGAGACGCCGACTAAATCTTTTAAAATCCATTATAGTAAATCAGGTACGCATATTGTACCTACATTAGTTGATAAGGAGGATTAGCATGGGATTACAACTTTGGAAATATACGCAAAAACGGATAAGAGTTGAATTCACTGATGGAGAAGTAATGACAGGGTTTGTAAGAGATTATACGGATCAAGAAGATACTGAAAATGATTATGATGAACTTGATTTTATTCCAGATGGCAGTGAGGAAATTACTATTACTGAACCTGAAATTAAAACAATTGAAATAATTGATTAGAAGCACTTAACTTTTTAGGGTTGAGTGCTTTTTATATATTCGTCTTTTGGTATTTAAGACGTTAAATTAAAGACAAATTCGTGGTTCGTAACCCACGGTAAAAAACGTAATTTGAAGGGAAGAGTTGAAAAATGACAAAAGAACAGTTAATGGCTATGGGATTAACAGAGGAACAAGCGACTAAGGTTATGGATTCGTTGAATGGGAGCTTTGTTACAAAGACAAGATTTGATGAAATAAACAATGCCAAAAAACAGCTTGAAACAGATATTAAAGATCGTGATAAACAACTTGATGATTTAAAGAAAGTTGATGCTGCAGGACTTCAAAAGAAAATTGATGAACTGCAAGCTGAAAACAAGACAAAAGATGAACAGTACCAAGCAAAATTGAAAGAGGCCCAATTAAATGGTGCTCTTAAGTTAGCATTAACTGGTAAGGTTCATGATAGCGATCTTGTATCCGGATTAATCGATAAAGCCAAAATTGAATTAGGTGAAGATGGTAACGTCACAAAAGGACTTGATGAGCAGATTAAAACACTGCAAGAATCGAAGTCTTTTTTATTTGTACCTGATAATAAAGTACCGGGCATTAAGGGAGCGACTCCTCCTGGTGGAGCTCCACCTATTAACAGTGATCAAGACGACTTCGGTAAGAAGGTAGCTGAGTTAGTGAAGAGCAATGGAGATTTAGAAAAAGCAAGAAATTCTTATTTTGAATAGTAGAAGGGAGATTTAATAAATGAGTAAATTCGAAGTGACAAATTACGGTAACAAGAAAGGGATTTTAAAATTCCCTGACCACTATGTAAATTTAGCAGTTACAGTAAGTGACGAAGGTGTTACAGCAAATGAGCATGGTAAAAAGATTGTACCTGCAGGAACTATTGTTGGTGGAGGCTTCTTAACTAGTGAAAGCGTTGAAGCAGTTAAGTCAAACGGTACTGGTGCTGAAGGAGTACTTTTCAATGATGTGGACGTAACTTACGGTTCTGCTCCCGGGGCAGTATTAATTCATGGTTTTATCGCAACAGACAAGCTTCCAGAAGCACCAACAGAAGAAGCACGAGCTGCATTAAAACAAATTACATTTTTGAAATAAGAAAGGGATGAATAATAAATGAAAACTATTTTTGATCTTGTTAATGCAAAAAACATTGCAACATATATCGCAGAAAACCCATCTAACAAAGTACCTTATCTAGGTTCAACGTTATTTCCAGCCAAAAAGCAATTAGGTTTAGACTTAAGTTGGATTAAAGGATCACAAGGGTTACCTGTAGCTTTAATGCCATCTGAATTCGATTCTAAAGCAACCGTTCGTGATCGAATTGGCTTCTCAAAAATACAAACAGAGATGCCTTTTTTCCGTGAAGCAATGCGAATTGGTGAAAAAGAACGTCAAGAATTAAATAGATTGTTAGCTTCTAATTTAGATAGTGCTTATCTATCATTGGTTAGCAATATCTATGATGATGTAAAAAAACTTGTTGATGGCGCTGCTGTTCAACCAGAAAGAATGATCATGCAACTATTATCAACAGGAAAAATCAAAATTACTGCTAACCGTCAAAACTTCGATTATGATTACAAAATGAGTAATGAGCACAAAGAAGTTTTATTAGACGGTGCACAATGGAACACTGAAAACTCAACACCGATTAAGGACATTCTAACTTGGATGGGTAAAGTCGAGGAAGATACTGGTGTCCGTCCTACCAATGCTATTTGTACTCGAAAAACATGGGGCTATTTAATGGAGCATAAGAGTATTCGTCTTGATATGAACCCATTAGGCGGTCAAAATGTCATCATGACAGATGCTATGCTAAAACAATACCTAATTACTAAACTAGGACTTTCTGTTGCAGTTTACAATAAGAAGTATCGCTCAGAAAACGGGTCTTTAAATAATTTCTATCCAGATGATTACTTCACTCTTATTCCTGATGGTGACCTTGGAAATACTTATTATGGAACAACACCTGAAGAAGCGGATTTAATGGCAGGTATTACACAGGCTGATGTTTCAATCGTTAATACAGGAGTTGCGATAACAACGATTAAAGAGCCACACCCTGTAAACGTACAGACTATTGTTTCTGAGATCGTTCTACCAAGCTTTGAAACAATCGATAACATCTTCATAGCTAAGGTTGCCGGGAACTAGGGGGAGTTATTCTCTCCTTCTTTCCTTTGAAAGGAGCGTTTTAATTGTCTGAACAAAAAACGAGAAAAAAAGTTTTAAATCTTAAGTATACTTTGATAACGAACATTAAGTTCAATAACAAACGGTATAAAGTTGGAGATCAAATAGAACTTTCACCAGAAGAATATGAGATCTTCTTGAATGCAGGAGTTATTGAGAAATCGAGTGTCGACCAATGAAAGTAATAGATATTGTAAAAAGTAAGTTGAAAACGAATTGTCCAAGCGATGAGGAACTTTTTGTTTATATCGAGGAAGTAGGGCAAGTGATAAAAACTTATTGTAACAGACAGGATATGCCTAATGATCTTAGGTTTACCTACGCTAATATGGTGATCGATCTTATTAATGGTTCACAAAAAAACACCTCTCCTGATGATAACAGGGCCGTAACAGCTATTAAAGAAGGAGATGTTCAAGTTTCATTTGGAGCAGTTAATAAAACAACGGGTGAAGTATCAACTGAGAATATTCTATTTAACTATAAAAATCAGTTAAATAAATTTCGTAAAGTGAGGTGGTAGGATGTCTATTCATAACATTATGTCTAAAGCAAAAAATGCCATAGAGCATATGTATGATAAAATTGCTACCATAAAACGTCACCAAGAAATAACAAAAGAGAATGGTGCTGACGGAATAGAGTGGGCCACGATCTATCAAAACGTTCCAGGTAGATTAACTACAATTGGAGTTCAAACTTTAAAAAATGGTTCTCTTGAGGATGTAAACCGAATTGAAAATGAAGTTAAGTTTATTATGTCTAGTGAGTATTTAATATTAGCTGGAGATGAATTTACGATAGGATCTGTTTTATATGAAACTTCAAGGGAGCCATTTAAATACACATCACACCAAGAAGTTATCCTAGTCAGAAAAGGGTACGCTTAATGGGTTATGAATATAGTGAAATGAGGTTGTTCAAGCAAAATTTGATTGAATTAAAGAAAGCCTCACATGCCATTCATATGAAAGTAGCAAAAAGAGTTGCCCAATTAGCTATTCGTAAAGTAAAAAAGATGACACCTGTTGATACAGGTGATCTTCGCAACAATTGGAAATTTCATGTTTTTAAAAAAGGAGACCTTTATTATATCCACATATACAACCAATTAGAATATGCGTCATTCGTAGAAAACGGCCACCGTATTGTTGTAGCTGGGCAAACAGTGGGATGGGTAGAAGGAAGATTTATGTTAAAGCTTACTATGGCTGAAATGGAGCGAATAGCACCGAATATGTGGAAAAATGAGGTTGAGAAGGAGATGAGACGAATTTTTGGTAGCTAATATTAAAACTCTCGTCATCCAACAAATTAAGCAAACTTTTAATAATATAAAAGTATATGATCAACAGGTAAAGCAGGGTTTAGTAACCCCTGCTTTTTTAGTTCTTATAATTGGGAATGAACAAGAACGAAAAATGAAGAGGCAAGTTATCAGGACCTACACATTTAATGTGACATATTTTCCTAGTAACAGGGGCAGCCAAGATGAACTCGATACGGTATACGAGACATTCCAGAACGAATTTCAATATGTCGCAAATCTTTACCATATCAACAGGCTGGAGTACGTTAAAGAAGATGGGGTACTAGTGATTACATTTACGGTCAGTGCCTCACTAAAAGAAGTGGAAGAAGAAGTTACAAAGATGCGAACACTTGGAGGTGTAGAATTTGAGTAAAATGGTTAAAACAGAAATTATTGAAGCAGAAGAGTTAAATCAAGTTACGGTTAGCGAAGATAGAAAATATAGTAAACTAGCTTTCATCGAGGGCGCATCTAATAGCAAGGATAGACTGATCCTTAAAGTGATATTAGATGACAGTAAGACTTACTCAAAAGCTGAAGTAGACAGTCTAGTAACAGATTGGAAGTCAAAAGAACTAAAAGAATTGAAAACAAAGGAGGTTAACGCATAATGCCAGGTGGAAATTGGGAAACGCAAAACAAAGCTCGTCCAGGAGCCTATATCAATTTTGAAACAAATGATTTAGTTGCACCAGCATCTGATTTAAACGAGACTGTCGTTATACCTCTTTCTTTAAACTGGGGAGAAACAAGAAAATTTATTAAGGTTTCTCCAAAAAGTAAGTTTAAAGAACTATTTGGAAAAGAGCTTAAAGAGCTTATTCCAATCCGAGAGGCTTTTAAAGAAACTGGGAAAGTAATCATCTATAACTTATCTGGTGAGGGAAATAAAGCAACTATTACCAGTGGTGGTTTTGTCGCAACTGCTAAGTACAGTGGAATTGACGGCAATAAGATCAACGTTTCAATAGTTGTTGGTTTAGATTTATCAGTTACAGTTAAGACCTTTTTTGATGGAGTTGAAATTGACTCGCAAAAAGTAGCTGCCATGAATGAATTGAAACCAAATGCGTATGTAACGTTTAGTGGAAGCTTACCTATTAACGATGCATCGTTAACTCTTGTTGGAGGCACCACGGTCGTAGCAACAAACGAAGCGTATGCAGAATTTGCAGATGGACTCGATACTCAAGATTTTAAAGTTTTAGCCGTTGGTACAAGTGATACATCAGTAAAAGCTTTATTGTCATTGAAAGTAAAAGAATGGCGTTCACAAATAGGGAAGAAAGTAACCTTGGTAACGAACAACTACAATGCCGCTGATCACGAGGGGATTGTATCAGTGCTTAATGGTGTTACGTTAGAAGGTAATGAAGTATTAAATGCATCACAAGCTTTATACTGGTATGCAGCTGCATATGCAAATGCTACAACAAATTCCCTTACGTATGCTGAATATCCTGGAGCAATTGATTGTGAACGTAAATCACACGATGAGATAGTTCAAGCATTAAAAGATGGCCATATCGTTTATTCATACGCTAATAACAGCGTAGTTGTTGAACAGGATATCAACACATTTAGATCATTTACTGATAAAAAGAATCGCGATTTTAGTAAAAATAAAATAATTCGTTCGATGGATATTGTATCTAATAATACGCAATACATTTATTCTAAATTCTTTATAGGAAAGATCGATAATCATGGAGACGGACGTAATCTATTTAAAGGACAAATTATGAAAACGGTGCTTGATCCTTATGCGAAACGTGGTGCCCTCCAATATAGTGCTGATGATATAACGATTTTGCAGGGCGATGAAAAAGAAGCAGTACTTGTACATGCAGGTATCCTTTTTGCCGATGCAATGGAGAAATTATACATGACAGTAGCGTGTAAATAATAGGAGGTGTTAAGTTAAATGCGTACTATGAATAAGCAAGACGCAATTAGCGGAAAAGAAGGCATGGTTTACATTACGATTAACGGAAGAGTTTATGAGTATGCGGAAATCGTAAAATTCGAAGCAAAAGTTTCATATAAAAAGGCAGCAGTTAAGAGCGTAGGTAGAGGAATGGACGGAAGTAAGATCGTTGGTGCGGCTGGAACAGGCACTATGGTTGTTCATTATCACCGTCCAGAAAACCGTGCAATGGCACTAAATTATCTAAGAACTGGCCAAACTCCAATCTTTGATGTACAAGTTGTGAATGACGATCCCACATCATCGGCTGGGAAACAGACTACTATTGTGAAAAACGTTGTACCGGATGAGGCGTTAATTGCAAAAGTAGATGGGGAAGAAGAAGAGACGTTAAAAGAAGAAATTCCATTTACGTATGATGACTTTGATTTCTTAGATCAATTTAGAGCAATTCAATAATTGGAGGTACCTACATGAGTAAATTTAAATCGTTTTTAAAAGGAAATGTTAAAGAAACAGAAAATGCCTCGTTGAAGCTTGATCGCTTTGATGAGGCTATTATTTTGCGCCCACTTACATCTGGTGAAGCGGATAAGATTAACGAACAATGTTTTAAAAACAAACCAGGTAAAGGCGGTAAACAAGAAAGAGTATTCGACCTTGTACGCTACAATCGAGAAATTTGTATTGCTTCCATCGTTCACCCGGATTTAAACGATAAGGACCTTCAAGAGTCTTATGGTGTATTAGGTGCTGATAGAGTGTACTCGACAATGTTTTATTTAGGTGAGGCAAATCAAATTCTAGAAAAAGTAACAGAAATCAGTGGGCTAAGCAAAACGATGGATGAGGAAATTGAAGAAGCAAAAAACTAATTGAAGAAGGGGATGGTGAGGCTGTTTTTGCCCACTATGCCCTTCACCGATTAAAAATTCTACCTTCAACTTTCTTAGAGCTCGATCGCAAAGAAAAAGCCTTTATTATTGCTAGTATCAAAATTGAAATCGAGAATGAGAAAAAAGTTCAAAATAAAATCACCTAATAATTAGTATCTTTGGTAAAATGGAACTAATTATTAGGGAGGGATTAAATTGAAAAAACCTATTCATAAAACGTGGTGGTATTGGATTGCTATTTTCATTGCTTGGGGATTTATAAATTCTTTACTACCTAATAACGATTTAACTAATACTGTTTATTTTTTAGGTTTTCTTGCAATTATCATTGTTTCAATTATGATAGGCAGGAAACAAGCTAAAGAAAAAGACCCTGAAAGCGAAAGTAAAACAAAAACCAATAAGCCTAAAAAGGAAAAAAAGATCTTTGTTAGCCTCGAGGATGGGCTTCCAATTGTTAACCATAACTCTTTGTTAGAGATAAAACACGATAATGCTAATTTCATAGTTGAGGAATTAGGAAGAAGTGGTGTAATGGGGACTTATAAAATTCCGTTCGAACAAATACGCGCGACTTTAATCACCACAAATAAAGAATTCCTCGAGAAAAATAAAAGTGTAATTGGAAGAGGCGTAGTTGGTGGTTTATTATTTGGACCAGCCGGGTTAATTCTAGGCGGTATGTCAGGAATAGGGAAAAAACAAAAGTCAAAAACTAAAAATATTTACATCATCTCCTATGTTGCTACTGATGGGGATATAAAAAATATTATTTTTTCATATAACAGTATGTCTATTTTTGATTTAAATAAGTTTGATAATTCTCTTAAAAAACTACTAGAAGAAGCTAATATTAGCAAACCTAATGAACATTACCTTTAAAAAGATAACACCCTTGGCGTTAAGGGTGTTATCTTTTTATGTTTAGAAATGAGGTGAATAGTATGTCTGGTGTTCAAACAACCATGGCTTTACAGGACCGTTTAACGGGCCCTCTTATGAAGATGATGAAAGCTATGGAAAGTACTATTAATGTAATGGAGAAAATGGACAGGCAAGCAAATAGTGTAGACATGAAAGGTCTTTCAAAAGCACGTAGTACAATCCAGTCAGCTTCAGCAGACATGGAGCGTCTAATATCATCAACGTCATCAGCAAATCATAAAGTTGAACCGCTTAATAGGAACTTTTCCCAAATGCACAAACATGCGCATGGCGCGTCTATGTCAATCAAAGATATGGCTATCAGCATGGCCGCTGGGATGGCAATTATGGCTGGATTTCAAGCAGCTATAAATAGTGTTAAAACGTTCGTCTCAAGCGCAGATTCATACGTTTCTACAGCTGCGCGGTTACAAAACATTAATGATGGTTTACAAACCCAGGCAGAACTACAGCATAAAGTGTACAAGGCTGCTCAAAGAAGCAGAACTGGTTATGTTGATCTAGCTAATAGTGTTGCAAAACTTAACCTTTTAGCGGCTGATGCTTTCAGTGGAAATGACGAGGCGATAAGGTTCGGCGAATTAATGGGGAAAGCTTTTAAGGTATCAGGAGCTTCTACCCAAGAACGCCAAGCTGGTATGTATCAGTTAACACAAGCAATGGCTGCAGGACGTTTACAGGGCGATGAATTTCGTTCCATAATGGAAAACGCACCTTTATTAGCTAAAGCTATCGCTGAAGCTACTGGAAAATCGATGGGCGATTTAAAAGACATGTCTGCGGAAGGAACAATAACAGCGGGTATAATAAAGTCCGCATTGTTCAGAGCTGCTGATGACATTGAACAAAAATTTAAGAATATGCCGATGACTTTCGTGGAAGGATGGACGATGTTTAAAAACTGGGCACTTCAAGCGTTCGAACCTTTATTTGTTCGCTTTAGTGCTTTTGTAAACTCAGACGCTTTTGGAGTTTTAGCAGGGCAAGCTATGGTATTTGTAAATGTATTCATAGCAGGGATGAGTACACTTTTTGATATTTTAGAGTGGTTTTATACCGAATTTGGGGCATTAGGAAATTTTATCGCAAATAACTGGTCATCGATCGGTCCTGTCTTAGCTACACTCATTGGGGTTTTAACCGGGTATTTAGGGATTATGGTGGCATTAAGAACAGCTACAGGTTTAGCTGCACTCTCTCAGTGGGCGTTAAATTCAGCTGCAACTTTTCATGCAGCTGCCGCTATGGCTTCTACTGGGGCTACATTTGCACAAACAGCAGCTCAGCACGGATTAAACGCGGCTATGTATGCCTTTCCTGGAACTTGGATACTTATCGCCTTTATCGGTGTCATAGCGCTAACTATTTATGCACTCTATGAATGGGGAGCCCAAACAGCAACCGTGATAGGTTTTATAGCTGGTCTATTTACAATGCTTGTTGCAGGGATTTATAACCAGATCGCTTATCTGTGTAATGTTTTTGTATCTTTTGCTGAATTTCTTATAAACGTGTTTATTGATCCAAAATATGCAATTGAAAAGTTATTTTATGATTTAAGTATGAATTTCTTAAAATACATGCACAATATGTCCGTTTCTGCTGAAGGATTTGCAGGACATTTTGTATCGGTAGTATTGCAGGGTCTAAACAAGATTTTAGGAGGCATAAATAAATTCACGGGATTTCTAAATGGATTGGATATAGGTTTCGATATCCCTCAAATAGGATTAGTTGACGAAGGTAACTTAAATTTTGCGTCAAGCAAGATAGCAAATATGATGTCTAATCTAGAGGCGATGAAACCCGTTTCTACAAAAGGTGTAGTAGATTTTAGCGCTGCTAAACTTGAACAGATGAATTTACAAACTGCCTTTTTAAAAGGAGACGCAGTAGGTCAATCGTTATCCAATTCAGCAACCAAAGGCTTAAATGCTCTTGTAGATAAAGCAAAAGGGCTTTTAGGAATGGGTATGAATGATGCAAATCCAAACCCGTTTTTAGATGTACCAGGTATGACTAATCCAATGTTCGGTGACCTGAATATGAATTTATTGGGTGGAAAGCTCGATAAGATAGGTAAGATTGAAGATAAAATAAATATTGCTGATGAAGATTTAAAAGTCCTTCGAGAGTTGGCAGAACGTCGATCAATTCAAAACATTATTACTTTAACACCTACTGTTAAACTAGAAGGCACAGTCGTAAGAGAAGAAGCGGATCTTGATAAACTAGTAGCTAAGATTGAAACTAATTTAGTGAATGAAATTAGCGATTCAACAGAGGGGGCATTTACTTAATGCATGGGATTTATTTTAGCACAAATAGTGGAAAGCAAGGTTTTCGCCTCCCTGTTAATCCTGAAAAGGTGGGTGCTGTATCAAGTGGAGACGGTGAAACCTTTACGATCTCAAAATTAGGAAACGTTAATATACCTAAAGATGTAAAGCTAGAAACATACTCTATTGAAACGTTTTTTCCTACTCAAGACTATCCTTTTTTAGTTGCTAGTTTTAAAGATCCGGAATATTACATTCAGATGTTAAAAAATTGGCAAACTAATAAACAAGCAATTCGTTTTATGTATGTTAATGGTTCTTTTACCATAAATGAATTGGTCACAATAGAGGATTTCCAATATGCTGAAACTGGAGGAAGTGCTGATGTTGATTTTTCACTTTCACTAAAAAAGTATGTTGATTTTGGTCCCAAAAAGATGAAAGTGGTTAAAGCGAGTACTTCAGCAGTTTCAATCGCATCAGTACCGCCACCAGCTAAGGTTGTCAAACAGAATACTCCCCCTAGACAAAACGAAAAAGAAGAAATTAAAACGTACACGTTAATAAAAGGTGATACTTTGTGGCGCGTGGCGCAAAAGTTTTTAGGTTCTGGATCTCGTTATCCGGAAATCCAAAAACTAAATGGAATTAAAGATAGTCAATTAAAAAGCTTACCTATTGGATTGAAAATAAAACTCCCTAAGAAGTGAGGAGTGATTTATGGAAGTATTGATTGATAACCGTAATGGTACAGTTTGGGACATGCCTGTTCAAAATGTTGAATGGAAAACAGGACGGATTGGAAAAGTTGGTTCTTTAGAAGCAAAATTAATTTTAGAGAAACCGTTGAACTTTCCGATTAATAGTGGGGATATCATTCGTGTCACAGACGGGAAACAAAAAGTATTTTACGGGTATGTGTTTAAAACAACTTACAGCAAAGACAGTGTTGTAAATGTAATTGCAAAAGATCAGCTTAGATACTTAATGTACAATGATACGTTTGTTATAGCTGCAACTACTGCTACTGATGCTATAAGAAAGATTGCTGTTGATACGCAATCAATAAAACTAGGAACCTTAGAAAATACGATCTATAAAGTACCAGGTATCGTAGAAGAGGATAAAAAAGCCTTTGACGTAGTTACAAAATTCCTAGATTCAACATTGATTGCAACCAATCGAAATTATGTGCTTTTTGATGATTTTGGAGCCTTAACTCTTAAAAATATCGCAAATATGAAAATATCAGCAGACGACTTCTATATTGGTGAAGATAGTCTGCTTTTTGATTTTCAGTATGAGAAATCAATCGACGATGAAACTTTTAACCGAGTTAAGCTTGTTCACGACAACAAAAAAACCGGTAAACGTGAAGTGTATATTGCACAAGATAGTGCAAGTATTGCCAAATGGGGAAGGTTACAAGAGTATCAAAAGGTTAATGAAAACATGACACCTGCCCAGATAAAAGACCTTTTAGATCGGCTAATTAAGTTAAGAAACAGAGAGACTAAGTCTCTTAAACTTGATTGCCTTGGTAACTGGAGGATTAGAGCTGGAAGTATGGTCATGATCTATATAGAAAAATTAGGGATTAAAGAATATTTTCTTGTTGATGATTGTCACCACAAATGGAATGAAGGTGTGCACACCATGGCATTAAATGTGAAGGTGATTTAATGAGTTTAATTGATTTAATAAAACAGACGGCGATTGCTGCCATAGAAGCAAGGAATCCTGTGAATGTACTGTTTGGTACAGTTACAAGCGTTAATCCATTTGAGATAACGATCCATCAAAAACTAAAATTAACAAAAGAATTTTTGGTTTTAACTGAACGTGTTACTCGTTTTGAAGTAAACCTTGAACATAATCACAGTTATGCTGGAGGAACGACTGCAAATGCTCTAACTAACAGGTTAATAACTCCTCCTATTCGAACAGGTTTAATTAAAGGGGATAAGGTGGCTTTGTTACGAGTGCAAGGTGGACATCAATTTCTTGTTTTAGATAAGGTGGTGGATTAATGGTACTTCCTGTCGGACAAACAACATTAAATGAAGATGTAGAAGTTATTGAGGCTGTTAATTTACCAACTAAAACATACAAGTTGGATATAAAAAAAGCCCGTTGCATTGGAATGACAGACGGCATTGAAGCAATGGAACAAGCTATTTTTAAGGTGTTAAATACAATTCGTTTTGAACATATCATCTATTCAGATGACTATGGTTTTGAAGGCATTATTGGTAAAGATGAGGTGTTTGTTCGTGCTGAACTTCCTCGTAGGATAAAAGAGACACTGCTGCAAGATGAACGGATTACAGGTGTTGAGGATTTAACAATGGATTTTCAAGGTGATCAGGTGTTAGTTAGCTTTACTGTTATCACGATATACGGTGATGTGAAAGTATTAAAGGAGGTGAATGCTTATGTATGAGCATCAAACATACGAAGCAATCTTGGCGCGAATGTTGGATAAAATACCCGATGACATTGATAAAAGGGAAGGGTCCATTATTTATGATGCACTTTCACCAGCTGCAATTGAAATGGCACAAGTTTACGCTGAACTCGATGTGTTTTTACGACTAGCTTTTGCAGATACATCAAGTGGCGACTATCTTTCAAGGCGAACGGCTGAGTATGGGATAGATAAAAAACTTGCAACATTTGCAGTCCGAAAAGGCATTTTTAAAGATAGCCAAGATGCTCCTTTAGACGTTCCACTGGATAGTCGTTTTCGATTAAATAATGTGACCTATAGGGTTATCGAGAAAATTGTAAATGGTGAGTTTAAATTAAGAGCTGAAATAGCTGGTGAGATAGGTAACCGAGATTTTGGGGATTTACTACCAATAGAGCCGATACAAGATTTAGCTCTTGCTGAACTTAAAGAAGTAATTATTCCAGGACTAGAAGAAGAGAGTGACGCTGACTTATTAAAGCGATATTCGTACCAAATTAGAAGGCCGAGTACTAGTGGGAATGCTAACCATTACAGACAATGGGCTTTAGAGGTAAATGGCGTAGGTGATGCTAAGGTATTTCCAAACTGGGATGGTCCGGGGACAGTAAAATTAGTTATTGTTGATAGTAACAAAAGAGCTGCCAGTTCTGATCTCATTGCTGAAGTTATCTCACACGTAGAGAATAATAGACCTATCGGGGCGCTAGTCACCGTTGTGAGTGGCAGGGAAAGGCAAATTAATACATCCTCTCATATTGTAATGGTAAATGGTTTTACAATTGGTCAAGTACAAAGCCTTTTCGAGGAAGCACTAACAAATCATTTTAAAGAAATAGCTTTTAAAGAAACATACGTGTCGTACGCTAAGATTGGAAATCTCCATTTAAATACACCAGGAGTGGCTGATTATTCGAATTTAAAATTACAGGGTTTATTTATCAATGTGGCCTTACAGGATGATGAAGTTCCTGTCGTAGGTACCGTAACTTTGGAGGTGTAGTATTTTGACTTACCCTCAAGAAATTGACCACTTTACAGAAAAACTAAATAAAAATGATCAAGGGTACACAGTCGAAGAAGAAATTACATTAGTTGATGGAAGATACGAAGGAGAGTTAAGACATGATAATGTCATAGATAATTCTATATTAATCTATACAGGTACAAAAATTAGTGGTGATAAAATTACTAATTACATGCTATCAGTTCCATCAGAAACGCCTTGGAAAAGAATTTTAAAAGTTTTCGGTAACCATGAAAAACTCTATGTTAGTTATCAAACATTAGGGGATACGATCGAGGCTGGGGATATAAACAAACTACAGGGTAGTATCGTTAATACTCAAACTGAGCTTGAAAGTCACAAAAAAGCTACTGTTTTGGATCACCCAAATGGTTCGGTTACTGATGAGAAAATAGGAAACAGGGCGATTGATGATAATAACGTCCCAAATGTAAATATAGGATCTTTATCAACAATTTTTAATTGGTTGGCTAATAGAATTAAAAGCATTACGGGTAAAGCCGACTGGAAAATGTCACCCGCGACATCTCTCGAAGCTGCTAAAGCCCATATCGATGCTACATCGGCGCACAGCGCTACAAGTGCTGCTACAGCCAATCGACTAATAATAAGAGATGCATCAGGTCGAGCCAAAGTTGCTTCTCCCTCTGCAGCAGATGATATAGCCAGAAAAGATACGGTGGACGCAGTACAAACGAGCTTAGCTAATCACACTGGTGATGATATAAAACACCTTTCTCCAATCGAGAGATTAAGGTGGAATGACACTTATATGAAAAGTGAAGTAGATACAGCATTAAGTAATAAAGTTGACAAAATAGCAGGAAAGCAACTTTCTACTGAAGATTACACAACGACTGAGAAAACAAAACTTGCAGGGATTGCAACTGGCGCAAATAATTACGCTCATCCAAGTTCACACAGCTTAGATATGATTACTGAAACGACAGACAAGAAGATTATGACTTCTTCTGAACGAACAAAGTTGGCTACTGTAGAGGCAAACGCACAAGTCAATACTGTAACAAATGTTGCAGGAAAGACAGGAGCAGTTATATTAACTAAGGGTGATGTAGGGCTTTCGAATGTAGATAATGTACAACAAGCACCTTTAACACATGTTGGCGCAACTGGAAATGCTCATGGTGTTGCAACAACATTAGTAAATGGGTTTATGGCGAGTGGAGATAAAAGTAAACTTGATGGAGTAGAAGTTGGGGCAAATAATTATATTCACCCATCAAGTCATCCTGCTACTATGATTACACAGGATACTAACAACAGGTTTGTATCAGATGTTGAAAAAGCAACTTGGAATGGGAAACAAAATGACTTAGGTTTTACACCAATAAACAAGTCTGGGGACAGTTTCACTGGTAAAGTTACGTTTACTGCTGGAGTAGCTGGAGGTTCTTCTATAAATATACCTCACGGTGTGGCGCCAACTACTCCAGTTAATGGAGATGTTTGGACGACAACTGCAGCACCTATGGTGAGAATAAATGGTGTAACAAGAACTCTGTATCATGATGGAAATGCTTCGACTGCAGCGTTAACAACCGCTACTCAAGCCGAGGCAGAAGCTGGGACATCTACCACTGTTAGAGCATGGACACCTCAAAGAGTTGCTCAGGCGATTGCGGTAAGGATACCGACAAAAACTAGTGATCTAACAAACGATTCAAATTTTGTAACACTACAGCAAATAGGAAATGCTGGTTACGGTGATATGACCAAAGTAACTTATGATACTAACAACAATGGGAAAGTGGATATTGCGGAAGTTGCTGAAAGAGTTCTAAAAATCGGCCCAGTGACATGGAACGATCTAAAGGGGGTGCTTTAGTTGTACGGAAAGCAATTATACAGCAATGTTTTATATGGACAACCTCACAATAACTCAGAGGCAGATTTAAAAGAATTTACACCAAATTTAATCGACTATTTACCTATATTCTATAAAAATATTCTAGAGATAAGCACTATTCAAGGAAATGTAGCTAGTGAAATTGGAAAAATAAATTATCATATCCAAGATATTTTAAATCAGATGTATATAGATACAGCAACGTGGGGTTTGGAAATAAGGGAAAAGGAACTAGACATTCCACCTGACTTTTCTAAACCTTTTCACTTTAGAAGAGAAATTATTAAAGCAAAACTTAGAGGAAGCGGTACAACAACTAAAGGAATGATTAAAAACGTTGCTGAGTCATTTAGTAATGCCGAGGTTGTCGTAAATGAAGATTTTTCAGGCTCTTCATTTACAATTAAATTTATTGGAGTAAAAGGTATCCCACCAAATATGGCTGGTCTCATCAAAACAATTGAAGAAATTAAGCCAGCGCATTTGGCTTATTATTTTGAGTACAGTTTTACATGGTGGGATAAGTTAAAGGAACTCAAATGGAATAGTGCTAATCTAAAAACATGGAATGAATTACGAGTATTCTAGAAAGGGGACTGTCTTTATGCAGTTTACAAGTAATTACAATCTAAAAAAACCCGAAGGTACAGATGTAGTAGATATACAAGATTTAAACGATAATGTTGATATTATTGATACACAGTTAAAGGCTTTGAACGACAATAAGGTACAAAAGGAAACAGGCAAGGTTCTTTCTAGCAATGACTACACTACAGCTGAAAAAAATAAATTAGCAGGGATACAAACGGGAGCACAAGTTAACTCAGTAACGAGCGTGGCTGGAAAGACTGGAGCGGTTACGTTAAATAGTGGTGACGTAGGACTAGGAAATGTCACCAACGTAGCACAGGCACCGGCTGCTAGAAATATTGTCGCAGGTAATGGTTTGACAGGTGGTGGAGATTTAACTGTTGATCGTACATTAACACTAGGAACACCCGGAACGTTGACACCAACGACAACTAACGCAGCTACCACAACAAGCCATACCCATAGCGTAGATGTTGCAACTCAAGTAGAGGCTGAGGCAGGCTTAAGTTCGGCCAAGTTTATGACACCACAACGGACAGCTCAAGCCATAGCAGCATTAACTCCAGCTCCACCTGTTACTAGTGTTGCAGGTAAAAATGGGATAGTAACACTTGTCAAAGGAGATGTTGGTCTTGGAAACGTAGAAAACTTTGGAATTGCTACACAATTAGAAGCAGAAGCAGGAACTGTTACGAATAAATTTATGACACCACAAAGAACCAAACAAGCTGTGGAAATGCATTCAATCCAGACTGCAATTCATACGACACAAGCTGAAAAAGATAAGTTAGCAGGTATTGAAACAGGCGCACAAGTTAATACAGTAACATCTGTAGCTGGACGAACTGGAGCAATAACCCTAACAGGCACTGACATACCAGCTGCAACTACATCGGTAAGGGGAACTGTACAATTAAACTCTACTCTGACTAGTACAAGTACATCTTTGGCAGCAACAGCAAGTGCAGTGAAAGCAGCAAACGATAACGCGAATACGAAAGAAACCCCAGCGGGCGCTTTAAGTAAAGTAGAAGAAAACTCTTACCGAACGGTAAAAAGCAATAAAGATAGTAACGGCATATACACAACCATAGAACACAGACGAAAAACCGACGATACGCTGGTAAGAAGATCTGTCTTAAGCGGCGGGACTAGTCCACAGTACACGACTAGGACTATAACTTTTTACGCCGCTAATGGTACTACGGTAGTAAAAACCGAAGTCTATAACCTAACATATGACGCCGACGGCGATCTAGTGAGTGAGGTGTAACAATGATAGATATTCGAGATCATGGCGGCAGTTTTGGCGGGGGCGTAAAAGGGAAGCCAGGAGAAGTATGGGACGCTAACGGCGGTATATACAAAGCTGTTATGGATAGATTTAATTTAGTAAGTACAGCGCAGCATACAAACCATATTTACGCAATCGCCGTAGACGCTACCCGCGTTTACGCAAGCGGTCCTGGTGGCGTAGTGCGAATATTCGACCAAGCAACGATGGATCTTTTAGGCACGACGGCGGCTTATAACGGACCAATAAACGCAATCGCCGTAGACGATAGCTGTATCTACGTCGCTGGCGCTAACGCTTACGTAGTCCAGGTATTCGATAAATTTACCTTTGCTTATATAGGACAAACTGTGAGTTACGGCGGCGATATAAACTCTATGGCTGTAGATAACTCATTTATTTACGTAGGCGGTAACAGTAATACGCGAGTAACCGTATTTAATAAATCCACTAGAGCAGCGGTAGCTGAAACACCCGTATACGGCGGTAACATAAGAGCCGTAGCCGTAGACGATAACTTTATCTATGCAGCAGGTCAAACTACGCAAACAGTACGGGTCTACAATAAAACTACCAGGGCTTACGTAGGGGAAACACCGAACTATGGCGGTACAATAATGTCAATCGCTGTAGATGATAACTTTATCTATGCTGGTGGCTACACTACGCAAACAGTACGGGTCTACAATAAAACTACCAGGGCTTACGTAGGGGAAACCCCGAACTATGGTAATGCTATCATAAGCATCGCTGTAGATAGTGATTGTATCTATGCGGGGGGAAATGGTAGTGCATTTTTCCCGATCTATGCTTACGATAAAATAACTAGGCAGCAAGTGAAGTCCATAGGTAGTTATGGCAGCACAATCTACAGCGTTACGCCTAGTATTAACTTTCTTTTTGTAGGTGGTACAGGTTTTGCTGTAAACAGTGTAATGAATTATCCAATACAGAAATATTTAAAATTACATCAAATATCACACTATAGTAAGGTGGTGTAAAGCATGACCGTAAAGCTAGGTTTACTAAGGGACATTGAGGGTAAAGACTACGCAGCCGTTATGGAATACGTGTTAAAGAAAAACCCACGTAACCAGGTAATTCATGGGGGCGCTGTATGGGCAATTGCCGTAGACGCAGACTTTATCTACGTAGGCGGTACGTCAACGCTACAAGTTAAGATATATAATAAACACACATTAGACTTTGTTAATCAAACAGCTTCGACGGGTATGGCTATATACACTATCGCTGTAGATAGTGGCTTTATTTACGTAGGCGGTAATGGTGGCGTGGTCAAAGTTTATAGCAAAACAACTATGGCGCATATTGGAGATACACCAGCATATGGCGGTACTATAAATTCTATTGCCATTGACGACAACTTTATCTATGCGGGTGGAACTACGACCCGAACGGTCCGCGTATACAATAAATCTACCAGGGCGTACGTAGGGGAAACACCAAGCTATGGTAATGATATACAGTCAATCGCGGTAGATAATGACCGTATTTATGTAGGCGGTTATATTATTAATAGTGTTAGATCTTACAATAAAGCTACTAGAGCCTTTGTAGCCGAAAGCCCTACCTTCGGAAGTAACATACTTTCTTTAACAATCGACGAAAGTTTTGTTTATACAGCAGAAGAAACTGGTAGGGTAGTACGTATCTTTAATAAAGCAACACTAGCGTATGTAGGACAAACTCTAGCAGACGTTAATAGTTTATATAGGGTAACTGTAGACGCTAACTTTATCTACGCTGCTGGCGTAGCAGGCAAAGTACGGGTATTTAATAAAACTACACGCGCTTACGTAGGGGAAACTGTAGACTACGGCGGTTATATTTTCGCGTTAGCAGTAGACGTGGGTTACTTGTACGTTGGCGGGCAGACGAGTAATAAAGTATCACAGTTTTTAACACCAAACTACGAACTACTAGGCTATAGGGGGGTATAACGTATGTATTATTTATTCGGAAAAAACGGTCATGAAGTAAGCGTAAACGTAGGCGGTAGCTTTACACCAGAAGAACTAGCGGGCGCTATTGTAGTAACAGAATTACCAGAAAAGCCTGCAGAAGTTTTAGGGAAACGTCTAGCTTTAATCAATAATAACGGCACAGTAGAGTGGCGATATTTTACCCAGGTAGACGACGGAAAAATTACCAGGCTGGAACAATCGCAAGCCGAGCAGGACGAACTAATTATGACCATGTTATTAGGGGGGCTGTAATGTATGGTAGTTTATAACTTATTTTTACGAAACTGGCTAAACCACAAAGCAAATGAAAAAGATATTGACGCCGCAGTAGTCAAAGGGCTACTAACCGAAGAACAGGGCGAACAAATTAAAAATACAGAACGATAGAGCGTACAAAGAGTAGGCTTTTTTATTTTGCTTTGTTGCCAGCGGTTTAGAGAATCTTCACTAAATTAACTAATTCTTCTTGTTTACAATTATTGTATAATTTAACTTGATAATAGAATTTCATTGGAATTTTAGTTAAGAAATAGTTGTAGGAGGGATTAGAAAAAAATGAAAAATAAATCAAAAGTTTTTTTGCAACTTGGAACTATTGTCATGCTTTTAAGTGGAACGCTGAGTTTAATTGGTTTGATGGTTGAAGACCTTTACCAGGACTCTAACTTTTTCATTCTGAATGGGTGGTGGATTAATGATTGGGTTACTCTACTGTTTTCAACTCCACTTTTTTTAATCTCAATTTTCCTTGCTAAACGGGGTTTAAAAAGTGGATTTGGATTGCTTGCGGGTTTAATGACTTATACCGTTTATAATTATTCTTTTTACTTATTTGGAGCTGCATTTAACGCTGCGTTTATGGGTTATGTAATTGTGTTTGTATTGGGTATATTTGGTTTGATAACAGGGGTTTTAATCCTGTTAGAGTTGGTTAAAAGAGAAGATTTACCATCCATACTTGTTGCAAGAAGTGTAAGTGCTTATATGATTATTACAGCTACTTTTCTAAGTATTGGTTGGGTTGGGCAATGGGTAAACTTTATAACAAAAGATATTAAACCACCTTTAATAGAGCAACTAGGGGCAACCAATCATCTTGTAGCCGCACTGGATATGACAATGGTAGTGCCATGGTTTCTTTTTGGGGCAGTACTTCTATGGAAAAAAAGTACTTTAGGTTTAATAGTTTCGTTAATGGTTAATGTAAAAACCGTAATTTATAATATTATCTTATTATGGGGGTCTTTATTTCAGCATGGAGCTGGTGTCGAAGGTGCACTTACATTAATTCCTTTATGGCTATTCTTTCTATTAGGCTCGTTAGTATCAGTGGTGGGATTACTTAAATCTTTAAAAAGTAATAGTGTTCATCACCTATAATTTAAAAAGAAAATGGAAGTCACAGATGCTGTTAACTTTTATAAGTCTAATCCAGAGAATTATTTGCAATAAAGCCAGTACAGCTTCAGGGAACTTTTAATACAACAAATTTAATTTATGTCTTTTTTGTGAAGTTAATATTTACCTTTTATTGTAATTGTTATATTATTGTAATTGTGATAATTCAGAAAAGGTAGGGGTAGTTCAATGTCTTTATATGAAAAGTTACCAGATGATTTAATAATAGGTTTTTATGTGGAGATCAAAAAGAACATCAACAGAGGGATTTTAACTGAAGCAATGTATGATGAACTTGAATTAATTGAAGAAGTAGCACAAAAACGTAACATCGTTTTAGCATCAAATGAAAAAGTAGTATCTTAAACACCAGCTTAAATTGAGTTGGTGTTTTTATTATGTCAATAGGGGGGTTATAAGGTGGAAAGATTACTAGAAAAGATCAGCCAAAACGTTGAAACAGTAGTTAAAGAGGTAACTAATCAAGGTAAGGCAATATCGGAGTTATCGGTAAAAATTGATGTCAATAGTAAGAGGCAAGATGAAATATCAAGGGATTTAAAAGGAACTGATCGTGTTGCTAATGACGCTTTAATAAGCACAAGGTCAGCACATAAACGCCTTGATAAAATGGAAAATGACACTTTGTGGGTAAAAAGAGCTGTCATATCCACAGCATTTAGTTTAGTCGCAAGTATTATTGGTGCGGTAATTATTGCATTTATTAAACAATAGGAGGCAAATTAATATGAAAAAATTAAAATCACGTAAACTAGCTATGGCAATCGTAGCTGGTTTATTAGTCATTGCAAATGATGGTCTAGGATGGAATTTACCGACTGAGAGCATTATGAGTATAGCAGGTGTTGCTGCAGCATATATCTTTGGTCAATCGTATGTCGATGGAAAAGAGAGTGATAAAAAATGAAAATAGTATTAGATGCAGGGCATGGCCCGCAAACACCAGGCAAAAGAAGCCCCGACGATAGCCTTAGAGAATATCATTTTAATAGCGTGGTAGCTAAATATGCTCGAGAAGAGTTATTAAATTATGAGAATGTAGAAGTGTTATTCGTTCACGAGGATAATCGTGACGTACCTCTTTCAGAACGCACTTCTAGGGCCAACTCATGGGGAGCAAAGGTTTATGTATCTATCCACGCAAACGCTTTTGGTGAAGGCTGGAACGATGCAAACGGTATTGAAACATTTACTCAACCTAACGCATCAAGAGAAAATGTCGCATTAGCTAAATTAGTTCAAGAGGAATTAATCAAAGCAACTAAGCGTAGAGATCGTGGCTTAAAGACTGCTAACTTCCAGGTGCTTAGAGAGGCAAAGATGCCGGCAATCTTAATTGAAGCTGGTTTTATGACTAACCGTGAAGAGGCGGAATTACTTAAATCTGATGCGTATAGAAGATTATGTGCTAGCGCAATCGTGAAGGGGCTAGTAACGATGTATGGGTTAAAAAAAAGAGAGGTTAAACAAGTGAGCGAACCATTTAAAGATGTACCGAAAGATCATTGGGCAAGCAAAGCTATCGAGCAAGTGAAAGCTGCAGGATTAATGAATGGTTTTCCAGATGGAACATTTAAGCCAGACCAACCTATGACAAGAGCGCAAATGGCTACAGTTATTGCGAATTTAATTGGAAATAGTAAATAGTTGATCATTTAATAACAAAGTGCTAATTTAAAATTATGAGTAGGTAGGGTTATCCCCAAAGATCTATTTGTTGCTCACACGACTATAATTGCCTACTCATGCTACATAAGTAAAGCCCATCACTTAACTGTGGTGGGCTTTTTCCATTTCTTCCGCATGGTAGTATTAGCAGGGATTTTAAAAGACAATGTTAGTAAAGGCAATTATTGGTTCTTTTCTGAGTGGAATGATAAAAGGTCGCTTTTGTTTTGTTTGTAAATTATAATAAAACAAAAAATGTAAAGGAAAATGATTGATGAATATTGATGTTGGGCTCTTGTTTATGTTCTCACTAGTAACACCGATCATTATTTTAGTCTTTATTGTAGTTATAAATCTTATCAGGAAAAAGGTTCTACCAAATAATTATTATACTCCGTTTGATGAAATCACTGGCAATAGTCCGGTAGTGTTTCATGAAGAAAAAGAGGTAGTAGAAGTGGATGAAGAGGAAGGAGATGATAAGGATAAAAATAATTGTAAACATGCTATACGAATGTAAAATCGTACTATTTAAAATAAAAATTTCCTTCTTTTGATTACAATTACTCCAAATCAAAACACTGTCATGTCATTTATAAAATTCCCGACAGTGTTTATTTTGTTATCACGTTTTATTTGATAATACACAAATTTGTAACCCATAAAATCCCCTCACTTTAGAAGGATTTTAACAAAAATACATAGAAAAATAAATCATCCTCAAATTTTTATCCTCGAAAGGAGCCACCTATCAATGAAGTCAGATCGAGTTACCCCAGAACAAATGAAAGATGCTTATTATGTACTTTTTAAAATTGAAAATGAATTGAAAGAAAAAGTAAGACCTTATGAAAGAAACGTAAATGAATTATCCTTCCACGAATTATTAGCATTAGCTTTAAGTTATCCTCACATTTACTCAAAATATAATCCTAAAATTCTTAGTAAGCTTTGTTTAGTAAGTAAAATAAGAAATAGAGTTTGTCATATGAAGTTAATTACAAAAGTTGAGCTAGGTTTGCTTTATAGCGTACACAAGGATCTTAATAAATCTACTAAAAGAAATAATAATAAAAATTAATGGGTCATAATAGACAAGCACTACCTCATATGTTTTATCAAGAGGTTAAACCTACATCAAACTTAATTAGATATTTGAGTGTTTGGTTAAACCTAGGTAAAACGTAAAAGGAGTGTTCTAAATGGAGATCGTAGGCTTAGATTGCGGTAGAAAAAACGTTAAAGTGTTCACTGGTCAAAAAATGTTCTATTTCTCATCAATAGTTGGTGAGGCCAGGGAAAGAAACTTACAAAACCGTCATTCTAATAATGACTTAGAAGTTGAATTTGAAGGCGAAAAATATTATGTAGGGGACTTAGCCGAGAGAGAAAGTGAGTTTTATAGATCCATGATGACAGAACAAAAAGATCATGAGGATACAAGATTGTTAGCTTTAACCGCGTTACATCAAGCTGGTGTAACCGAAGCTCGGATAGTTACAGGTTTGCCAATTGCTAACCATAACGATGAAAATAAAAAGCGCTTTAAACAGTTACTTCAAGGTAGATGGGAAATTTCGGTTAACGGTGAACGTAAAACAATCATTGTTAGTTCAGTTGATGTTGCAGCAGAAGGTGGAGCAGCTTTCTGGAGTAAGCCAGCAGATGGGGTTATTAGAGTAATCGATGGGGGTAGCAAGACAATTAACTATGTAACCCTTAAAGATCGCCGTTATGTGGACCGCGAAAGTGGAACATTACCCTTTGGATTTGAAACTAATAAATCAATTAATGATAAGCAACTTATTTCTAGAATTGCTGGGGAGATCGGAAAGAAATGGGGATCTGATGATGTAATTTGGACTGCTGGAGGTAAAGCTTCTGTTATAGCCGAGTATATAAAGCCTTATTTTAAAAATGTAAATCCTATGCCGAATGCACTTTATGCCAACGCAATGGGGTTTCATGCAATAGGGAGGATTATTCATGGCGTTTAAGCGTAAAGCAGTTAGTTTTAATCTGGATTGCCCGCACCAAAAGGAGTTATACGAATATTGTACGAAACATCCTAATTTTTCAGGCTACGTTAAAACAGTATTATTCCATCATTTACGTTCTCAGAATAATAATTTTCAAGAGTTAAAGGAGCTACCTTTCACGGTAGAAGAGGTTCGATCAGAAAATGATTTTAGTTTAGTTGCTGATCTACTTTAACACCCTCCCCCCTGCTTGAACATTAAAAGCTTAGACCCACTGACCCATTGACCCAGAGTTATTTCGAAAAAAGCTGAAGAGAGGAGAGAAGAGAGGAATTGAACCTTAATCCTATGTTCAGTTCGAGTTCTAAAAAAGTTGAAACTATTAAACCAACAAGTTCCAAACCTAGGAAGCAACGATCTGATAAAAAACATGATATTAAAATACCAGTTTCAAAGAATGAAAAACAAAAAGTTTTATTGTTTTCGAGATTACTAGGCATGTCCGAAAAACAGTTTTGTACAACAGTTGTTAAGCAAGCTCTTGAAGTGAATTATGATTTTCCAGAGATTATTTACCGAACAAGTAACATTACGGTTCACATTAATCCTGATAGTGAACTTTACTCAATTATTGTTAACAAATCAGTGGAATGGTGTAGTAAGAGCATAAGAATGGCAGCGCATAGAATTTTTACTGAAGCACTAAGAATAGAAAGCGGGGAGATTATAGTTGAAGGCTTATAGTAAAAAAAACTTATTAGAAAAATCAACAAACATGAAGACTACTTGGTTGAATATAGTTAACTTCTCTAGTGTGTTTTTAGAATTGAGTGTCCCAAGGAGTACTTATTTTAGAATGAAAGTATTGTGTGAAGATATAAGCGAGTTAAGCGGAAGGTTTTTTTCGCAACAAAATTTGATTGATATGCTTTGGAACGATTTCATCAATCAAGTTAAAAAGGTTCCAAATTTTGAAATGGTATATAATTTACTCATGGAACGTGAAACGAAAATTGTAGTTGCTACAAGAGAAGTAATCCAGGAAAGAAAAAATACTTTTGCGTTTTTTGAAAATGAAGAAATTCAAATAAAGAAGCAGATATCAAAAAGTGATCTTTCAATTTATCGTTACCGGATGAGTCGAAAACAGGCCTTAAGAGGAGAAGTCTTATTAGCAGATATTGGTGAAATACATCCCGATCATCATTTCACTTTGGAAAGAGTTCTGGAGATCATTTATTGTGATTTTATTGAAAAGTACAAACAAGGTGAATCTGAAAAAATAATTGAGCAACTTTTAGAAAGCCTTACGTGA